TTATAAATATATAAATATATAAATATATATTTTAGAAATATATAAAATTATAAATATATATTTTAGAAATATATAAAATTATAAATATATATTTTAGAAATATATAAATATATAAAATATATAAATATATAAATATATAAAATTATAAAATATATAAATATATAAATATATAAAATTATAAATATATATTTTAGAAATATATAAATATATAAATATATATTTTAGAAATATAAATATATAAATTATAAATATATATTTTAGAAATATATATTTTAGAAATATATAAATATATATAAATATATATAAATATAAATGGAAGGATATAGTTATATTTTTGATTTGCGTTTTAATCATAGTGATAATCTTATAATGTTTACAAAAGGTATGCTAGAAAACTTAAAAAATATACTAAATAAGGTATTCAGTTTACAAACTTTGTGTAGTAAAACTATAATATCTAATGGTTTAAAATATAATAATTCACCATTGTGGATAAATGATATTGTTGATAAAGATTATTATACTGGGAAAAATATATTGATATATTTAATAACATTAAGTATTCAAGCATATCCAATGATAAAATTTAACAAAGATTTTAGTTTATCATGTAAAATTTATGGATGTCCAGATATAAATCTAAACAAATATGAAAATTTTAAACTAGATAATGACCTTCAAAATATATTTTATAAAAATTATAAATTATATAAATATAATATAGAAAGATTTTTTATAGGAAAGCATGATTATGAAAGCATGATGAGTGATTATGGAGAATTCGATAGTCTTTTATTAAATTCATTTGATGATATAGATTTTGAAGAATTATATAATACTTATAAAGTTTTAAATATTAAATGTAAAAATAGTGATGAAAATACTGAAAATTTTATTACAGATAAATATTATTTTATGAGTGAATTGTATGATACTTTATTAAATATTGATTTGATATTAACATCTACAGAATGTAAACAGATACTATTATTTCTAAATAGTATAACGATAGATGTAAACGATTATAATTTTCTTGGATTTTTATATAATATAAGTATTGTATCACAAAATGAAAATACAATATTAGTTTTTACAAAATTTATATAATTATACATTTGATGAGTTGATTAATATCATTCATATTGATAATAGTGTAAAAGTAATAAATATTTAGTAAATGTGTTCACTATTTTCATAAAGTTAATATTGTTTAACTTTATTTTCATAAAGTTAAACAATATTATAAGATAATTCTTTACTTTTGAGTTTTTCTTTATGTTTTTTCGTATTTTTAATTTTAGTTTTGATAGAATCAATCTTTTGTTGATTGAGTTTGAGTTTTTCAACATTCTCAATTGTACTTTTGTGTTTTTCAGAAAATTTTCTTACCGATTTGTATTTGATTTTAGTTGTTTTTGTAAGTTTATTCTCGATATCAGAACATTCTTCGATAAATTCTTCATCTAGAAATTTCTGAAAACATTCTTCTAAATATGTTTCATAATTACATTCACAACAAGTATAACTGTAACATCTGTAACATGGACAATCTGTATATACAGATTGTTCACTACTAGATCTATTAGAAAATGATCTAGGTATACTATCAATAGAATCTAAACTAAATGAACTTCCCCAACTATACATAAAATTGTAACATGAAAAATTTGTAGATGTTCCAACAGAGTTGTCAGAGGCAAAGCCGGTTCCAACGAAGTTGTCAGCGGCAAAGCCGGTTCCAACAGAGTTGTCAGAGGCAAAGCCGGTTCCAACGAAGTTGTCAGAGGCAAAGCCGGTTCCACTACTATTAGAAAATTATCTAGGTATACTATCAATAGAATCTAAACTAAATGAAATTTCCGAACTATACATAAAAGTAAATGGTCTAAGACTATTGTATAATTCTATTGAAAAATATAAATTTTCAATTGTTCAATTGCATCAATTATATTTCTATTTGATGGTTTAAGACAATAAAATGGATCTATTCTATCTGGTACATTTGTAATAATATATCCCAATTCTTTTGTAATTGATTTTACAATATAAACATCTAAAGAGAGTAAATCGATTAAATTTGAACAATTATCATTAAATTGTTCATCTATAATAAAGATACAATTTGTAAATGATTTAATCAAATATCTTATATTATCAAATTTTGTTAATTTATCTTCGTTTATGATATATGGATTTGGATAAAGTATATAACAACAACAAAATCTTTCTTCTTGTATTTTATTTTTGATGATTTCTAAATCATTTTCAACAAGATCATATGCCCCAAATCTAGCTATTAATTTTATCATTGGAAGGTATGTTGGAATTGGAATTATCCATCTTCTTTTATATATTGCTGTAAGAATATCTAATGCACCTATTACTCCAATAGTAGGAATAATTTCTATATTATCTTTATATTTTTGTTTTAATAAATTTATTAAAATAGATTCATTAGTTTGGTTATTCATTTTTGTTTTAATTTATTATTAATATAACTACACAAATACTGTATCCTAATTAAATTCCAAAAATGGATACAGCTTTGCTGATGACAACTTCGTTGGATCCAGCTGTGCTGATGACAACTTCGTTGGGATCTTCTATTCGATCATAAAAAGAAAAAACACCATTTATTATTATAGTTAATAATTTTTAAAATTATTAAAATCAATAAAGGGTAGTAATATTTATATCTCTATAAAATTAATTCTTTAATTACAGATCCTCTTTCAGTATACCATTTTCTACGCTCCGACCAGTGATATTCAAATGCTGAATGATCATCTATAAAATCAATAAGTGTAAAATCTGAAAGTCTAATTCTACCTTCTTCTTGAGATACATTTAAAATATTATCACAAATGAATAAAATTTTAAAGCTTTTATCTATGTCAAATCCTACACCTATTTTTTTATCAGTTCCTATCAGTATATCACTATCTATATAGTCTAGGTTTGTTATTTTACCATAAAGAGTACTAACTTTAAATTTATTTAGTTTCAATGCTAATTGTTTAACAGTTTTAACATTTTTCACTATGATAACGGCCTTCTCTTTAAGTAATTTTACAATTTCTATAATTATTTTAGATATATAATTCAAACGTTCTTCATTGTCAGTTAAACTTTTAAGAACAGCAAAATAGTCAAGTACATATTGTCCTGGTATCCATTGACCATTATAATATCCTGCATTTTGCCATTTATATGTAACTTCAGGTTTAAATTTTAATCGTATATAATATACTTTAATTTGTTTCTTTTGAAAACGAATAATCTTTGAATAAAAAAATAATCTGTATAATTCATCATTTCTAGGAGTTGCACTTAAACCTATTAAAATATCATATTTTAATCGAAGTAATAAATCTGTATATATTAGTTTTGATATCATATGACATTCATCAACAACAACTATATCTGCTTTTATATTTGTATTTTTATTTAACATATTTCTAAGACTGATAGGACAAAAAATTTTAATATTTAGTTTACTAAACTTTTTTATTTCATTTATCCATTGATTTTTGATAAGTTTTGTAGGTACTATTACTATTGCACTTTTATTAGTAGCTGCAATAAAATATATTGTAGTTAATGTTTTACCAAATCCAGTATATAAATTTAAAAAGATACTAGGACCTTTTGTATTTAATTTTGTAAATATTTCATCGAGAACTATCTTTTGTTCATCATATAATTCGACAGAAATATTATTATTTATTTGAGTAATATTTTGTTTTTTATGTTCATTGAATGTAAATGGCATATATGAAATATCATTATAAACTTGTGGAAAAATGAAATCATTAACTTCTAAAGTCATTTTATTTTGATTTAAGTATATATTTTAAGTAAATTTTTATTTTGAATTTATATCTTAATTATTTTTATTTTTATTTTTATTTTTATTTTTATTTTGTGATCTATCATTATCATCTTTATTGTAACATAGTTTTCTTAAAACTGGATTGCTATCAATCATATTTTTCTTTAATACATTTTTAATATATAATTTATCCCAAGTAGCTATATCTATTTGATTACATAGAGCATAAAATATATTAAAGTTATCTGGAACCATACTACAAATATACTCAAATAATGTTGTAGAATTTTCTAAACCTAATGTTGGTGAAGATCCAATTTTTTCTTCAATATAAATATTTTCTACTTCAGATGAATTAGGATTTGTAGTAAACTTAAAATTTTTAAGTATTATTTCATAATCTTTTGTACTTAATCGTGGTAATCTTAATACGTCAACTTTTTCTCCTCCAAGTTTAAGTTCAAATCTACAAAGTGCTAGTAGAAATATAACATTTCTAGATCCGCTTTCTAATCTTCTTGCATATCCTGCTAATTTTTCTTTTCTTGCTAACTCTAAAATGAAAGCAATATTTGAACTTATTCTTTTTGATATATCATCAACAGTTATGTCACGCCAATTACTTATACATGAATGTAAAGGTGTTTCATTACGCTCATCTAAAGTATTTAACATAATATCAAATCTAAACTTATGTTTTTTAGATAAAAAATGATTTATTATATATTTTTTATTATATCTCATAATATAACATAAAACTGGTACCGTATTACTACCTACTTTTAATTTTGAAAAATTAAGTGTACTTAAATAGGGTGTTAACGGATCTTCTTTATATGTTTCGTATAAAGTTAATAATCCGTTTATAAGATCATATCTGATAAATATTTCTAACATTTGATATAATGGCACAATATGATATATTGGATCATCTTCATCATTTTTATATCTTTCGATAAATTCTTTAATGTAAGTAAATTTAGTTGTACTATATGTTCCAATTAAACTTATTGTATCTAAATAACTCGTATCATTTATTTTATTTTCAATAAAGATTTTTAATAATGGATGTTTATCTAATATATATTCAGATTCCGTAATTATTGACATACACATACCTTTAACTTCTGTAACCATTTCCTGTATTTCTTTGATATATAATGTTATTGGTCTTTCAAACAAGTTAGCTTGTGTTTCAAGAATATCAAATATATCATCATATACTTGTTTAAAATAATTATCTATGGGTTGTGATTTATATATAAACCACCACAAAAAAAGAATACAACATGTTATAGATAATCTCAATAAATATGCTCTATCAATATTACTAAGACCACCATAATGTTTAATATATCCTAAAATATTTGCAATTGGATACATACCTTCACCTTTTATACATGATGTCATTGCATCATTTAATGTAGGTACAGATCTTGCAGTTTGGACCCAATCTGGTATATTCCATGGTAGAATTCTTTCTTTAAATTTTTGCCACCCTTGATTAATCCAACTAAATGGATTAATATTTATATTAATTGGATCTGTCATTTTTATCATTGAAAATATTTGTTACAAGATTAAAGATAATTATTTTTCAAGATAACAAATGAGTTATTTGATTTCAACATATATTCCAGAAAATTATTTTTCAAATCAAACTATACAGTATATAAAAAAACAAGTATCAGATTATTTAAATCATAATTTTGATAAACCGATAATAGTTGATGATAATAGTATACGTCGTGTTCTATTAAGAGTATTAGATGAAAGACGTGAACCTTTAGATAAAATGTATCAGAGAGTTATTATGTATTTAATAAATGAAGTTAAAACATTTTTTCTGGAACGTAATACAAATATTAGATTAGAAAGATTTTATCAAACTAATCAAACTTTATATGATTCATTATCAAGTAAAGGACCAGATATGCAAATTATAAAACTCAGTAGACAACCTTCTACTATGAGATTTTGGTATACATTTGGTACATAAATTTTATTAAGTTAAAAAAATGAGTTACACAGAATTTATTACTAAACGTGCAATGAAAATAGATCAAATATATGATGTTGTAACAACTATAAATAATGAAATAATTAATAAAATAAGAACTAAAGTTAATGGACCAGCTACTGATAAAATTGACTGGATTTTTTATATTTATGAAAAAATAAAATTATTATATCACTATTTAACATATATTCAAAAATTATACAATGAATTATCCGAGATTTTATCTAGAGTACCATTTTATGAAGGATCATCTGACAATATTCAAAATGAATTGCGAGATAAACTTATTGACGCAATGCATTATCTGAATTTTACACAAAATAATTATGATACACCTGATGACACTGATTCAAATCATCATAAAATATATTTTCTTGGAACACAATATATAATACAATCATTAGAAAAATATAATTCAACACATAATCCAAAATTAACAATATACGAAATTAATTCCATGTTAAATTTTAATCCAGATAACTATGATCCAAACATACAAATGAATAATCAACCAATAGTTATTTTCCCAAATTTAGGAGATGTAAATCTGTATTTTTATAATAATATATCTATACCTTCATTATATTATAATGATTTTTATATAGAACTATTTCCAGATTTAATACCTCCTCCAGATCCTTTTGAAACCAAAATATTAACTAGACAAGAAGGTATAGGTGATACTAAACCGTTCGATTTACAAAGCCCGGATCCAGAATGGAGATTAAAATGTAAAACTAAAAACAGGAATATAAAAGATCTACAGTTTATACAAGATATAGCAACTAAAGCAGGTATAAATATTAACTCTTTAGATTTTGATAAAATATGTCAAAGACTTGAACATCAATACGAACTATTATTTAGAAATGCTACTCTTGGAAATTCAAAATGTACTAATGATAGAACCTATAGTGATATGCAACCTACAGAAAACAGTCCAACACAAAATTTGATTTTTGTAAAAGAAAATGGAGTCGTCTACTGTTACACACTATACGAATTTATGAAATCTTATGAAATTGGTAAAAGTGCATTTACTCGTATTACTTGGAGTGATTATACATTCAAACAAATGTATGATAAAATAAAAACTTTAAGAGAAGGACAAAATTATGAAGAAGTAATAAAAATACTAGTAGAATTGGGATATAACGAACAAGACTTAAGACAACTAGCCGAAAGTGAAATACTATCATATGCTAAAGAAAATGTACATACATATCCATTTATAAATGAATAAATGTATTTTATAGATCAAAGATCTATTTAACATTTTCGTGAAATAGATCAAAGATCTATTTAACATTTTCGTGAAATAGATCAAAGATCTATTTAACATTTTCGTGAAATAGATCAAAGATCTATTTAACATTTTCGTGAAATAGATCAAAGATCTATTTAACATTTTCGTGAAATAGATCAAAGATCTATTTAACATTTTCGTGAAATAGATCAAAGATCTATTTAACATTTTCGTGAAATAGATCAAAGATCTATTTAACATTTTCGTGAAATAGATCAAAGATCTATTTCACACCAAAAGTTATTATGAACTTTTAACTTTTTATCAAAATTCATTGTTAACATATCCATACGTACTTTATGTATTTTTTCTTTACTTTTAGGAAATAATATTTTTATCTTTTTTAACCCTTTTATTTTACTATCTGAAATAAAATTTTCTATTTGTTCAATAAGATGTTCATCTTCAACAGTTTCATATTCAACAATTAAATCATTTTTATCAACTGTTAATTTTGGACCTGTTGTATTAGTATTTAAAGATACACATTTCATAGGTAAACTTTTCCACATATTTTTACATTTTATCATTAGACATGAAGTTCTTTCATTGAAAACTAACAATCCATCTTGTCCTGAAGGTAAAGTATCTGTAACTATAGGTATTTTTAAACTGTTAAGTACAGTAACATTAGAAAACTTAGCATCATTGCTAATATAAGAAGAAGAGCTACAAGCTTCTTGATTATTGAATATACGTGCCATTTACTATATTTTATCTTTATAACTTTTAATGGTTGAATTATGCAATTAAATTTTTTAAGAAAATTGTTCAACCAAATTTAAATTCTTAACAATAATAGAACTTATAATAGAATCAATATTGGAAAAAATATGACTTGGATCAATATTTTTAAGTTTATCAACTAGTATTTCATTCAATTGATAAGTTAATAATTCAATTATACACATACGTTTTGAAATTATTTGGTTATCTGTAATTTCTAATGGTCTATTTGTTATATTACATAATTTTACAAGAAGTTGTGATTGAATTTGTATGTTTGTACACGGTATACATGGTTTCAGCTTATCAGGTCCCAACGAAGTTGTCGGATCCAACGAAGTTGTCGACAGCGAAGCTGGTTCCAACGAAGTTGTCATCAGCAAAGCTGGATCCAACGAAGTTGTCATCAGCGAAGCTGGATCCAACGAAGTTGTCGACAGAGATCCAACGAAGTTGTCTACAGCAAAGCTGGAACAACCTTGTTCTACTATAGGTAAAATTGAAAATGGTTTAACAAAAATAAGAGATTTCTCAGATTGTTCAAGTTTTTTATTTTCTTCATATTTTTCATTTAACCATTTTTCAAATTTTTTAAGACGTTTTTGTCTTATATTGTCTACTTTTATACATTCTTTGATGTTATATTTAATTTCATGAATATTTTTCAAAGAGTCAATAGATAAAACTTTATACTCTCGTAATGTTTTATGTTTACGATTAATATGTGCTTTTATAGATTCGTATGAATTATATGGTTTATTACAACTACAACATATACAATATAACAAACATTTTCTACTTTTCAAATGTATTTTTTTTTCAATAAATGTATCAAAAATATCATTACAAAATTTACATACAAAGCACTTTTTTGTCTCCATATATACTAATAATTAAATTCAAATAAAGAAAATTATAAATTTTTAATGACTTTTTTTATGTATGAATAAAGATTTTTTTGTTATATATTTTGAATCACAGATATCACAATCAAATGTTTCACATTGAATATTTCTTTGTGTAAAATCTTCTGAACAGTGTTGTTTAATATGATCAGTTAATATATATTTTTTACAAAACGATTTTAAACAGTGAGAACATTTATATTTTTTTTTAATTTTATACGCAGACATTCCATCTAACTTTCTACGATGTTTTTTCTTATAAATGTTATCATTTTTATTTTTGTAATGAAAGTTGAAATCATAATGATCTAATGATCTTAAATTACTTCTTAGTTCCCAACTATTATAACTATCATCAAAATTTAACCATTTTATCAAGAAAAACTTTTTTTTATTTTCGACTTTGTAATCGATTATATATTCAACTTTGTAGTTAGCCATTAATTCATAAATATTTAAGATACAATTAATAAAATAACTAAATTTTATTTAAAAATGAATGAAGATTCAAAATTACTTGATATAAAAATAAGTAAATTGAGAGATATTATGAGTTATTTAAATTATAAAGTTTTTAAAGATTTTAATACCATTACAGCGACTCCAATATTAGAAATACCAAATGAAATTTTTAATAAAATTAAAAAAATTTATGAACTTCTTTTAGAATTATATTATAATGTTCTAGAATGTATGGATTTAATTGATAGTATGAAATTAATTTTAAATAGAAGTTATTTTTCAGAAAATAATAAAAATAACAGATATTATATATTATCATTGGTAGGTAAATTTCAATTGGCTGCTAAACGATTACAAGCAGGAGTAAATTATTTAAAATCTATTATGTCTAAATATAATGATATAACATATAGTAATATCACAATTGACAAGTTACATGATTCTATAAATTTAAATAATCTTAATGAAAGATCACCTGTTAAAATTCAAAACAGACCTTTGAATTTACAAAAAATACTTAATATGAAATTTGATAAATATTTATCAAGTTCATTTTCATCTGACACATTATATTTATTAGACAATGGAAAGTATGATATATATACATCTTATGGACCTAGAAAAATAGGAAAAACAATACCTTTTCATTCACAAAGAAATAGACCTGGATGGTATAGTAAATGTAATCCAAGAGATCCCAGCAATTATAAATTTGTTAAGAAAATTGCAGAAAAAGCTGGTATAGATATTAAAAATTTAGATTACAATAAGATTTGTAACAGACTTGCAAAACAGTATGATATATTATACAGAAATGCTACTTTCGGAAATGATGCATGTCAAAATACAAAATCTTATTACGAAGAAGATCTCAATGATATTCCAACAAGAAATATAATTACAATTGATGATAAAGGATTTTCTAAAGTTACATGTTTAACTATAAATGATTATTTAAAATATTATGAAAGTAAAGTACTTGATAAATTACCATTTGTAAATCCTTATAATAATACTACACCTTGGGATAATCCAAGATTTTTATATATTTATGATACTTTAAATAATTTAAAAATAGATAATAATTTTAAATATGTTTATCAAATTTTACTCAATTTAGGATATAATGAAAAGGATCTAAATGAATTAACTCGAAAAGAAATATTTGCATATCTTAGAGATAATGTTCATGAACATGAACCAGAAATTAAACATATGACAAATATAGATCCAGAAGAAATATATAAAAATAAAATATCAGGGTATGAAACAATACTTAATGGACCCACATCCGATTTAAAAAAATTAATTGGATGGTATAAATATATAGGTAAATTTTATAGTGAGATAATTATGGAACTTCCAAATGGAGATCAAACTGTTGAAATAAAACAAACATATATACCACAAAATGTACAAATTACAGATAAAGATTTTATAGTTTTGATGAAACTATTATCAGACGATAAAGATATAGTTGTAAATATAACAAATCCAAATAATATGCAACAAGTACCGTATACGACGCTAGGAGTACCGTATACGACGCTAGGAGTACCGTATACGACGCTAGGAGTACGTGAAGCATTACAACAGAAAAGAGAACATCGTATTAAAGTTAATAGACCTGCTTTACATTATTTTCTAGATATAATACTATCTAGAAAAGGTGAAGTAGCATTTAATGAATTTAAAAGAAATATGGGTATAACTGAAAGAGAAATAGAAAATGAATATAGAGAGCATCCTAGAAATTTTTATCAAATAAAAGAATTGTTTAATGAATATAATATAGAGTTTCCAGATTAATATATTTTCAAAACTTATGACGTTTGTATAATTTTAGCAAAAGATCTACTGATAGATGTTAGTAAATTGACAGCTGTAAGTCTTACTTCAACTCTTGTATTCGAACTTGGTGCAAATCCTACTGCTGAACATCCATATAACACTCCAGTAGTACCTGCAGTTGATGGTATAGTTGTTGTATTTATACTTGTTCCAGCATCAGAATTATACCAATTAATAGTAATATATCCAGCACTTGAACTAAATGCTGCAATACTAACCATAGCATCTAGAAAATATGTATGACCTCCTTGAAGTGTAAATCTACCAATAGATGCAGTATTTGTTGTATTTACATACGATGTTGTTGTATCAAGTGTAATACCTAAACCTGAAAATTGAACAATTGAGAATTGAATATGATCACCAACTCCTATATTTGTTGATGTAACAGTGTTCATTAATCCAGTTGTTTTATTTGTAAGTAATGATTTTAAAGATAATACTGCAGATCCATTAGTAGTTATAACTTGACCATAGGTTCCATCAGCAGATGGATAAGTTAATGTATTAAGCCCTTGACATGTAATATTACCAGATCCATTGATAGATACAGTAGAATCTTTAATAATTTCACCAGATGTTCCATTGAATAATACTACAGTAGAATCAACACTTGAACCAGGACCACTTACTACAGTAGTCAGCGAAAGTACACCAGATCCATTAGTTGTAATAGCTTGACCTGCTGTACCATCGACTGTTGGATATGTCAAAGATCCTAAAACTAAACCTGCAGTAGTTAAAAGTCCTGCATTTGATAATGTAGATGTTGAATTTTCAAGTAATGCTCCACTTGTACCATTCCATCTAGCTATTGCAGTATTTGTACTAGATCCTGGACCATTTACATCTCCAGCCGCCATTACAAAAGATAAATGTCCATTACCATCTGTAGTGAGTACTTGTCCAGCGGTACCATCATTTCTAGGAAAATGATAAAGATTTCCAGTCAATGGGTATCCTACAAATAAATCTTCTACATATAAAGATTGAAAAATATTATCATCTCTATATATTGCAGAATCTGTAGCCATTTTACTACATAAATAAAAAACATTTTTATATTTACAAAATATAAAATATATATGAATAGTTTATATCGTATAATTTATACAATTTATTAACAAAAATAACAACAATTATAACATAAAAAATATGATCTAATTCAATCGTATAATTTATACAATTTATCTGCGTTTTGGTAATTCACAACAAGGAAACTATAAATTCAACCGATAAAAACTGTTAAAAACTAAGAAATTCTCTATAAGGAATTCTGAAAAGAAAGGAGAGACTTTACTTTTTCTATAATAAATATATATAATATATTATATATATTTATACATATAAGGCCAGGATATACCCCAAATATCATAAAAGCAATATAGGGTATACTCCCATTTGTATATAATATATATGTTAAAAACATAGAAAATTATATAATATTTTACAAAAATAAAAAATCTAAAAATATTTTAGAAAAGTGTAATAATTATACTATGGTTATATATAATCTTACCCGATTTTTTTAAATTTCAATGATTTAAACATTATTTAAAATAATGTTTACAAATAATTGTTATAATATATTCATGAATTAAGTGAAGTTAAAATACTGGATGAATATATTAATGAACTACTATTTATAACAATTGCGGTTACTGATAAAGAACAAGATTCAGATACAATAATTGGTAAACCGCTATCTATTATAGTTGAAGTAGAATTTGGAGGTATATCATAAATATTAGAACCAAATGAAGCGAATAAATCTGTATTATTCGGATTAGTAAATGTAAAACTTGGATTATATTGCCAACCGGTAACAAATGAAGCTGAAATAACAGGAGTAACATCAACATTAGTTGATAATGTTCCTATATTTTCAGTAACAGTTGTATAATATGAACTTGAATAACTAAATGTCAACTGTGATAAATCTGAAGTTACTATACTATTATTTATTAAATATGATAAAATAATATCCACATATGTATTAGGTAATGTAAAATATTTTCTAACAAAATAAAAAACTGGTACATTGAAGTATTGTCTATGTATCTGTAACAGATAAAATTCGATACAAATATCTATAAATGTTATAATATCTGATGTATAACTTGATGAATCAAGATTTAAATAACTTAGAACTAAACCAATTACTCCATTTAAATAACTTGAAGAAACATCTGATGTTACTTTTGATATAACTCCTGCTTTATCTAATGTTTGAAGATATGTAATAAGATTTTCAGTTTGATATGAAGTTTCCATTTATAATTTAAAAATTATTAATGAAAATTTTGAAAAATATACAGGTTAAATATTTTTAATCTGAAAAAAAATAATTATGTCATTGAAATATAGTATATAGTTAAAGTTCCAACAAATCCTGTCGGAATACTATTAAAATTAATAGATAAACTGTTTCCATTGTATAAATATAACCATCCTGAATTATATTGAGAACCACTTTGATTTATATTCATACATTGATATCTTGGTAATGTAACATTAGAACCTGTAGTAATAGATGAAACTATTTGAGCAATAACAACACTTCCACTTTGGGGTGTTATAAGAGTTAAATTTCCAGCAATAAGGGCATTAGCAGTTTGATATAATATAGTTTGTGAAATTAATATTTGTTTTCCTGTACTATTTGTATAAAGAATACTTGTTCCAGGTAATGTATATCCAGATAATGAAAATGTCATTGATTGAATTGGATAAGTAGAACTAGACCAAGTTGATATTCCATTACTATTTGCAGTCAAAACTTGACCGGCTGATCCATTACTTGCTGGAAAAGAATATGGTACAGTAGATCCAGCAAATAAATTTCCAACATATAAACTATAAAAAATATTATCATCTTCCATTTTAATAATCATAAACATTTATTTGAAAAATAAATGTCTGATGATTGTACAGTTTCCCTTGTAATAGTTGTATGTTTATGTATAGTTTCGTATAAGATGTTATACGATACATCAGAAAATTTCATACAAGATGATAAACAAGTAATTCAAGGTTTAAAACAAATTGTATCTATAATAGATCCAAAATTTTCAAGTTTAAGAATATATCCCGGTAAAGAAAGTCAAACTGTAGATAAACAAAATATTTATCTTTGTCTAAAAGACAAATTGGGAAATTATTATTCAACTGATATATTATTATATGTATTACTTCATGAAATTGCTCATGTAATGTCTAAATCGTATTCTACAAATACACATAATGAAGAGTTTCATACTAATTTTAATAATCTGCTAAGAAAAGCTTATGATTTACAACTTTTAGATGAAAATGTAAATATTCCACAAAATTATTGTTCTATGGAGAAATTTAATGTAACTGGAGTATTAATAAAAAGAGTATTGAGTAAAATTTTCTAATTATATAGAAAAATTTTGATATATATCAAAATTTTCTAAGTATATATAGATATAGTAATATAATTAGATATAAAAAAATCTAAAAGAAATTTGATTATGATGTATTCATTTGATCTTTCAATAGATAATTTTAAATCGTAATGATGAGGATATAAATTATTTGAATAAAAATCATAATATTCTATATTATTTTGTAGTCGTTTTGTATATAATCCACAATTATAATATTTATATAGAAAATATTCTATTTTATATTTTGTTGAATATAAATGTAGATTTAAATTTATATATTTTTAATTCTTTCATTCTTTTTTTCATTATTACTATATTTAATTTTAGGATTAATTATTTCAACAAGTCGTATTAAACATTTTAATTTATTTTTAAATATTAATTCTATTTCAAAAAGTTCATCATTTTTAAAATTAATTTCGGGTTTATCTAAATAATAGAATAACGATTCAACATCAGAATCTTGAAAATCTTCTGTATCAAAACATTTACAATTTTTGTCATATGTTTCATTTTCAAAAATTATTCTCATTTGATTTTTTTATAAAAGTGTTTTTAAATTAAAATTATAATAAATATTCAACATTTTTTAACAATAATAAATATTTATTTAATAAATACATTTTAATACTTAATTGATTTAATTGTTCAAGTAATATTTGATTAGTTTGATTTCTTGATTGTAATTCTTGAATTATATTTTCTAGTAATATACATTGATTACTAACGTTTTGTATTGTATATTCTTGTTCTAATTTATTCAATTCTAATTCTTTAATTGTATTTTCTAATGATTTACATTGATTACTAAAGTTTTGTATTGTATATTCTTGTTCTAATTTATTCAATTCTAATTCTTTAATTGTATTTTCTAATGATTTACATTTATTATCACTTTCTAATTTTTGAACTTCATACTGATGACAAAGCCTATCGCTTTCGTTAATTTTTTTTTCTAATTCATTATATTTATATTTATAAGATCTCCATTTAGCAATTTTTTCATTTCTTCGTTGATGATATCTTTTATCTTTTAAATTTATACGTTTATTTTTTATTAGTTTTAATTGTTGTTCTGTAAGATTATATTGTTTTATTCGTTCTCGAGTTAAACTAAAATTTGGTGTTAGAAGTAGATTTACAGTGTCTTCACCTAATTTGATTTTTAAATCTTCAAAATCATCTTTTGTGTCAATTTGTAATAACAAATTGATATCGATATTGTCCAAATCTTCTAAAGTAATATCATCAATCATGATTGATAATAAACATGTTATAAGATAAATATAAATTTTTTATTCAGAAATTATCAATTTTAAAAATTTTGAATGATTTTCTAGTTTATATTTTGTAAAGTAACGTTGTAAAAAATCAATTACAATAATACCTTCTAATCCATCATTTGGAGTAAATTCATCTGATAATTTGAGATAATCTTCAGGTAATGTTAATAATTTATCAAGTATTGTAAATTTATTATCATTACCATTATAAAAATATTTATAATTATTATCTAGAGTATTAATATTTAATCCATTATTATAAAAATATTTAAATAAAGTTATATCATCGTTTAGAAATAAAGGCAATGTACCAACATAATGATCAAATATATAAAAAAAATAAAACAGAGAATTAATTTTAGTAGGATATAATTTTATAATATTATATATACTATCAATACCATTTACTCTATAATCTCTTAAATTATCTCTTTTACAAAAATTAATTAAATTTAACAAATCATTTTTATATTCATCACAACTTTGATTTTTATTTCTATATATTTCTATATATTTTTTTTTTACATTTTCTGTTGGAGTATCGATCAATGGAAAATCTAATTTGATTTTTTTAATCCACATAATATCATCATCTATATGAATATAATCATATCTTAAATATATAGTTATTACATCCCAATATTTTGGAAAATTTTCAATTAGTAACCTTGATAAATTTTTAGTATCCATAACAAATATATATTTGTAGAAAAGATATTAATTTTTAATATAAAATGAGTAGTATACAAAGTCTTAAAGCTGCAATTACAACCAGAGTTAATCCAGAGGAAGCAAGTAAATTATATTATGAAGCGAGAGCTATGGGTAATCCCGCAACATGTCCAGCATCTGCAGTACATGCTGACGTCGATGAATTTGGTAGACCTCTTGGTGGTTCCGGCTATAGAATGTTATATATGGCAGACCCATCTTGTTCTCATTATAACTATCCAGCAAGTAGGATGTTAAGACATGAAAATGCATCTCGTCCAATTCTAGGTCCATGTAATCCAGGCGATCGTGGAAGTGGTGATTTTCTTTTGGGATCTATACGTGATCACTTTCCTATGGGTATTTATGGTGAAGATGGAAATCGTGGGAAATTTGTCAGTCCATATATCGGAGGACTGATGAGACCATTAGAAGATATACCTCAATATACAAAGAGTTATACTCCAGATTTAACAAGACCATTGACTCTTTCTCATAATTCGTTAATTAAACCTTATTATGGTTAAATTTATTTTTTATTTAGTAAATTTGAATTAATATTAATATGTCAATTGAAGTTTGGAAATATATTCCAAATATACCTGAAATAGCAGATTTATTTTTATTAAAATTTCAAGTATCAAATCTTGGTAGAGTAAAAAATTCACGAGATTTTATTTATAAAACATATATAAATAATGCTGGATATGTTCATGTAACTATTAAATATACAAAAAAAAATTATTCACTTCATAGATTAGTAGCATTAACTTTTCTTGAAAATCCAGAAAATAAAAAAATTGTTAATCATATAAATTGTAAAAGAGATGATAATAGAGTTGAAAATCTAGAATTTGTCACCAGTAAAGAAAATAGTAGTTCTGAAAAGAAATTAAAAACAAAAAAAGAAATAAGTGGCAGAGTTGTCGACGGAAGAGCCGGAGCCAACAGAGTTGCCGGATCCAGCTTTATGAATTTGATACTATCATTCCAAATGAAATTCACAAAGCTTATAATTTAAATAATATACTAAAATATATTATTTTAAATCTCATTTATTTATGTAACAAATTTTTATTTATTTAAATGAGTAATCCATATTTAAAATTAGATTGGTTACAACATCCTACTAAATTAAATTATAATCCACAACAATATCAAAAACCATCAAATATGAGACTAGATTGGTTAAAAAATTCAGCAGTATATAATAATCAACCATTATCCGATTATCAACAGAGAGCAAAATTAAAATTAGATTGGTTACAAGATACTCCATTACCACAATATAATCAACAAACATCAGACTATAAACCTCCAAGACTAGATTGGTTAAAAAATTCAGGAGTTTATCAACAAAAATATAATACAAAAGAAACACAATCGTTATCATCAACTAATCTTGGACAATTGATTAACGATAATAACTATAATGAAATAAAATCATTTTTATATAAAAATCCACAGATATTATTATCTGTAGAACATTTATACAATGCAAATCTTGATGTAGGTAGACTTCTATTGGAAAATATATTGGTACAAACTATATCAAATGAAGATTTAGAAAACATATCAAATCTGGAACTAAGACATTATACTAAATCGTGTATTAAAAATAATACAAATAAAGTACCTTTACACATAATGACTTGGGAAACATTATCGACAGATACAACTTTATTTTCTACTTACCCTGATACTCCTAAAATAGCTGGGTTTGATTTAGACGGTACACTTATAAAACCAATACTTGGTAAAACAGGTTCACGATCTACTAAAAATGTTTTCTATCAAACGGATAATGATTGGCAATTTTGGAACAGACATGTTCAAAAAATTATAAGAAATCTTAGATGTTTAGGATATATAATTTGTATTTTTACAAATCAAAGCGGAATTGGAAAAGATACAGGATATAAAGATTTTACAGTTCCAAAACAGAGAAAATTAGATGCAATTAATCCTGATAAATATAATACTAAAGAAGAATATATTCAAGGACGTAAAGAAGGAATGAAATATAAAATTACAAATATAATAGAAGCATTAAATGTACCATGTTTTGTAATGGCTGCATATGAAAGAGATGAATATCGTAAACCTGATATTGGAATGTGGAAGTTCATAGAAGATCGTATTGGTAATATAAATAAAGAAAAAAGTTTTTTTATAGGAGATGCTGCAGGTAGAATAGTAGATCATGAAAAATTTGATATAGAATTTGCAAAAAAAGCAGGTATAAAATTTTGTGTACCAGAGTGTATATTTAAATCTAGTCATGAAAGTATATACTGTTTAGACAGATATTTACGTGATAGGAACAATTTTATATGGCCAAATGATTCAAGTAAAACTCATAAATGTATAACAAGTTTTACAGTTATTCCTGATGTAATTTCAGAAAAATATTAGATCCATTTATGTTTTAATTTATGATTTTTAATATATCTAAGTATACTATCTGCTTGTTTTATATTTTTAAATTTAAAAAATTGACAATAAGTTTCTATGTTAAATCCATCAAAATATTTATGATATTTTCGTAGTATAATATCTGCATGTTTTAAATTTTTTTTATTATATATTATTATAAGTTGTAAATATGTTTTCAATTTTGAACTTCGATTTTTTGATTTATGTTTAGTACTACGTTTAGTACTACGTTTAGTACTACGTTTAGTACTACGTTTAGTACTACGTTTAGAATATTTCATTTTTGTTAATTGGTAAATAAATTAAAAATGAATTACCTTATAAATGGTTATAAATATATAAAAAAAATAATTTTATATAATTTAATATGGTTATATACAAACTATATTTGTGAAAAAACAAAAGATGGTTTTATAATTAAATTTATATACAGAAATCAAATTTGTAATATTTCTTTAAAACATAAAAAATCAAATTATCAAGAATTATTTAGAGATCCAGAAATTATGATATTGAATGAGTTTGAACTTAAATCTTTTGTTCCTAAAGAAATTAAAATGTTAGATAAACTAACATGTGAATTTAAAATAATTGAATTTTAAAATTAAATCAAAGATTTTACAAATTAAAATATGTCTTGCGGATGTAGTAATAAACTTCCAGAACATTATATCGATACTTATAATTTAAAAGGATTAAAAACTTTTCCTCCAGTACAAAATTATAACTTTGTAAAAAATAATAAAATTGAATCTTTTACAATGTCAAATTCATATTGTTATGTTTCTTTTATATGTATTGTAATATTATGTATAATTATATTAATATATTTATATGTTAGGAGATAATAACACATATACAAACTAAATTTATATTTCATATCTATTGTTCTTAACATTTTTAAATGAGTAACTTTCATTATAGTTTTAATAAATATAATTAGAAATTGTATACATAAAATGGTAGCATGGGGTTATAAAACAGATGAAAATGATAATGCACAACATCTTGCAGATGTTTTTAAAAAAGCTCTATCTAATATGTTTATTAGAGAAAGACAACAAACACCAATATGTGATAGAGAAAAAATTATAGGAGCAGTTAAAATATTAGTAAATTGTTTAGATGATAGAGTAATTTATAATGCATTAATAGATATTCAACGTTTTATTGTTAATTGTAAAATGTTAATTCAAGATCCAGATTTTAACAATTCAAAACTTAAAAAACAAGCTTTATATAGCGATTATGAATTCTTAAAATCTAAAATTAAAAATTATAATGCTATTCATGCAGAAGCAATGAGACTTAAAATACCAAGACATTTAGCACTTAGAGATATTAAATATGGTGAACCTAATCCAGTAAGTAACATTGGACATGAAGTAAAACAATTCAAATTACCAAAAGTAGGTAGAATACAACAACGTAGTATTGGAGTTTGAACTTAAAATAATTCCTTAAAAATATTAGATTAATAAAAATGTCAATCAAAGAAATACTTCTTGTCACTTTACCATCTTCATATTCTTCAAAAATGTTGATGTCAGATCCATTATTCATAACTAATTTAAAAACAGTTTCTAAACATATTAATGTTGTACCATTTATAGTTAGAGATCAATATAGAAAAAATATTCTTATTAATTCTGGTCATTCTATTGTTCCATTTATAGCTGTAGAAACTGAAGAAAATGTACAATACATTACAGGTTTACAGAATATTAGAGGATTTATAAAAAATCTATCAAATATTTTAAAGAAAACAAGAAATAATAAAGATTCCGATAAGAATTTTATTTCAGATAATATAAAACAAATTTCAAATAATATATTTTATGCAGATAATGAAATTGATAATCCAAATGAATTTGATATAGTCATTTCAACAGATAAGCCTACTGGATTTTCTGGTCAGTTTATATCTATACCTCATATTAAAACTGAAAATGAAGTATTACATAATATAACAACTTCATGGTTGAAAAATATTCCAAGAACTATGGGAAAGTTATTGGTTATTTCCGACGAAAATGTTGCTAATTCGATCGTTTCTTTTCAAAAAACTATAAATGATCAACCATCTTGTTCTACTAAACAAAATATTATTTTAATGGAACAATCAGAACCAGCTTCGTTAGATCCTGCTTTGCAGTTGACAACTTCGTTGGATCCAACGAAGTTGTCGACAGCGAAGCTGGATCCAGCAAAGCTGGATACTCCTCGCAGAGGAGTCATTCTTTCGGAACTAAAAACTATTACAGAACCTGTTAAAAAACAAGTTCAATTTATTGATCAAGTAATAGATAGAAATAAATCTGATGTTGTAAAACTTTCAGATTTAAAACCGTCTACAAGTAAAGAATCTACTTCAAGAATTACACCAATAGAAGAACAAAATATATATGAAGTAAACCAATCTGAACGTAAATCTTTTGTGTTTCCCTCATTAAATGTAGATAGATACAGTGAAATTATGAATAATAAACCTCCTCAATGGGGAAATTGAATAAAAATTTAAATATAATTTTGATCATAGATATTATATCATAATGAAGTTTGTAATAAGAGATCAACGTATTTCTCTTCAAAAAATTGGTATAGCACCATACATATTATTTGATAATAATAATTTTCCTGTTCTATCTATTGTTTCAGATGGAGTATTTTTAGAAACAAATATTAATAATAAAGCTTTGTTATATAACAATTTTAATAATTATTTTTACGTTAAAAATTTTTCAGATCGTAAAATAGTATTAAGTATTCTTCAAAATAATATAAATACATTAAATTATAATATTATTTTATATCCAAATTCTGTAAATGGTGAAACTACTATAAAATTTGATTGTGATCCAACAGAGTTGTCAGCGGCAAAGCCGGTTCCAACGAAGTTGTCAGAGGCAAAGCCGGTTCCAACAGTAAATCATCATATAAAATTTATAGTTTACAACATTGAAAATTGTACTTGGAAAATATTATCAGATTTTATTGCATCACCAAAATTTATTAATGTACCATCAAAAACAGATACTTCAATAAAAGATACTGTAGTAGACGATACTGAAATACATACAGATATAGATTATAATAAAAATGTTCAATTAAGTTTTGTATGTGTAAATGTTCCATATTTACATCATATACCATATATACCAAATTATCATAAGTTATCGGTATCTAATCAAATAATTGAAACTGATAAATGCGTAAAATGCTTAAACAAATTTACAAATTTTAAAGAACAGTTTAGAAGAGATATAAAGTGTGAAAATACAAGACTTGTACCGTCTACGACGCTAGGAGTACCGTCTACGACGCTAGGAGTACCGTCTACGACGCTAGGAGTACCAGCTTCGCTGTCGACAACTTCGTTGGATCCAACGAAGTTGTCAACTGCAAAGCAGGATCCAGCGAAGCCTGTTCCATATGTTATCGAATATAAACCCAGTTTAAATACTGTTAAACCTATAATATATTTACCTTGTGAACATCAACTATTTTGTACACTATGTTATGAAAAATTATCTAAACCTGGTTCTTATTTAGTAAACGTTTGTATAATTTGTAATTCTAGAATAGTATCATATATATGAATATTTTTTAAAGTCTAAATGTTATTTCCTAAAATTTATTATTTTCACTATTTATAAATAGTATATTCATAAATCTACAAATTGATAAGATGGATCATTTTGAAAATTATTTTCTTCGAATTAATGATAATCAAATTACTTGTAAATTATCTGGTATTTCTCCATATGTATTACTTGATAAAACAACAAATAAAGCATTAGTTGTACTACTTGCAGTACCAGTTAAAGGCTCTGCAATTTTTTATCAAACTAACTCAGATATCAATGCACTAGTATTTTCTCATGAAACAGAATTTAAATATGTTATTGCAAATTTTTCAGATAAAACTATAGTATTTAACTTTCGTTACAAAAATAACGTTATAACTGAAAATATTCTTTTAAATAGTAATAAAATTATATCTGTTACATCAAATCCTTTCGAAAAAAAAAAGTTTAAGGTAGGTATCAATGAAAATCCAGAAAAAGCTACCGATCTTATAGATAATAAAAAAGGAAAAGATTTTACTGAATTTGTATGTTTTAATTTAGATAATTGTGAATGGGTTTCGATAACAGAATTTAAAACATACATAAATACTCTAAAAAAATCATCATTTGGAGATACAAGTTCAAATAGATTATCTCATTTAATTGAAACCGATGAAGGAATAGATGAAATTGATGGAGATTTATGTTCAAGTCCTTTTGATGAAAGTCTTTTAGAATCTAATTCATATATATCGGAACCAAGTTATGGAAGTTTAACTGGAGATTTATTTGTATCTGAGACAAATGATATCAGTAGATCTACACAATTTTCTCGTATACAACTTAAAAGTGACAGAGAAAATAAAGTTATTGCATCTTTACAATATGGTTCAGAAGGAACAGATAATTTCACTAAAGCTATAATACCAGAAAATTTTGATCCAGATTTAAAAATTAGCCTTAAATTTGCAATGATGCCTTTAGATACAACACTTAAAGCTATAGATTTTAATGAAACTAAGATTAAATTTAGAAGATCTGATAATTCTATTGTAGAAGTTGAACCTACGAAAGTATTCGTTTCTGATGAATGTGTTATCTGTCTAGATAACAATTCAGAAACAAAGATTTTGTTTTATACGTGTTTTCATAAAATAATGCATAAAAAGTGTTATGATTTAATGAAAAATTATGCTAATGAATGTCCTTTATGTAAATGTAGAATTGTTGCAATTACTGAACAGTAAAATATTTAAGAATAAATTTATTATAAAAAAATTATAATAAAATGAATTATAGAAAGTCATATAGTAAAAATATAACTAGACCGTTTAATGAATTATATGTTAATCGTAAACCAAATACTGCAATGATGACACCTGGCCCTCAAATATGGAATACTCCTAGTCAGTATGTATCCATATACTCGGAAGAACCAAGTTTTCAAACACCACATTATACTAACCAATATGGAGATAGAAGATATGCTCCTCAATATCAATATAATATAAATCAAAGTATTCATGAACCAAAATTTAAATGTAAAATCTAAAATTATAATATTTTAAGAAATAAGTTATTCTTTAATAGTTTTAAGAGTAACAAATTTTTTACAACCTGTAGCATGTCTTAAAGTTGCTATAGTAGTTTTTTTCCAATCATTTCCAGTTGCTTTTTCTGACATTATATATATGTCACCACTTTTTAATGGTATTGATATTTTTTCACCATTGGAAATGTAAATCTGAATTATGATCTTCATCAGATTCATTTTCTGGTCCAAATCTACAACCTATTACAGTTTTTCGTTCGGAATCTCCATGAAATCCAATACCACATTTATTTAAATCATAATAATAATTAAGTTCTGCAAGTAAGTTATAATGACCAGTTATTTCACCAATCTTTGTTCGTAATAATGATATATATGGTAAATCTTTAAAATTAATTACTCTTCCTTTTTTATTTATATAATCTGGTTCTTGAGAAAAATCTGCAAAACATAAATTATATCTAGCTCTTTTGTTTACTACTTTACCATAACTATAAAAATGTTTATCAACTAAATTATTTAAACTTTTTAATTCTGTAAGTATATTATTGTATCCTTCATATGCATCGTGTAATACTAATACACTTGCTTTACATGTTTCAATTGTATCATTATATTCATATTTTAATTCATATAATTTATGATTATTAAATTTTGATGCAATATCTTTTAATTCATTATCTGTAAAACCTTTATCAATATCTGTACTCCTAGCGTCGTAGACGGTACCTATCATTTCCATACCTTTATGATTTTCAACACATTTACTAAATGTAATAGTCCACATTGTTTTATTTTTCTTACGTTTATATTTATTAAATTTTATTATTAATAATCACCAGAAAATTTAATAAAAAAACAATTAAAAAAAAATAAACAATGTTGTGTATGATTCCATATTTAAAAACTTTTCTTGATATTTTACCTGAAATTGAGTTTTTGAAAAGAAATGTACCTAATAATTGTAAAAGATTTTTAACAAAAGATAAATATATTCAGTATATTCAAATACCAAATTCAATAAAAGTGTTCAACGAATTATCAAGAATACCATATCTATTAGAAATACTCGATGAACCAGAAATAATTATTGGAGGATCATTCAGTTTGGAGATATATAATACTTTAATGGGTAAACCTATTATAAGAAAAAGTAATGATATAGATGTTTATATAACAAAAAATATACACAGTGTAATGCCAAAAATATTGGATAAGATAAAATCTAGATATTCCAATTTAAGAGTAGAATATGCATCATATGTTTTAAATGTTCTATTCGAAAAACGTAAATTACAATTCATTTTAATACCAATTACTAGCCCATCAGTTTTAAGTTTAAGTTTTGATTTTAATTTTCTTTGTTGTTTTTATATTCCATCAAAAGATCAATTTGCTGGTAGTAGTATATATCTTCACTATGAAGAAACAGGTGAAATAATTTATTCAAGTTCAAGCCAATTTTGTTCTGTTTATCGACTAAGGAAATATGATATTCAAAAATGTTATTGTATTTGTAATAATTTTATTTCACAAGAGTTTAAAAAAATATTATATTTATCAGCAGAAAGTAATTTAATACATTATAATACAAGATATGATCATGTGTTTATAGCCTCTAATTTAATTGAATTATTTGATTTTAAATATGTTTTTATTACAAAGAAAATTAAATGTAATAATAATTATTTGTTCTATGATACTTTTTTGCATACGATAAATTTTAAAAATATATTAAATAATTATTTTTATAAATATAATAATTTTAATGATAATAATAATTATGTGGAAAGTGTTCTACATTATATTTGTAAAACCTTGATAGAAATATCAAATCTTGATTTTATAATTGATACAGAAATTTTTTTAGATTTTAAATTTTATCCAAAATATAATAATGAAGGCATTTTTAATATAGTTAGAACATCTTCTGATCAATTTATAAACAGCGATACAATTAAATATAAACAAAGTAATTTTATTAATACACAAAATGGGAAAACACCATTAGATCTTAAAAAATTAGTTTGGCTAAAATATAAAGATTATTTTAAAAAATTAGATCTTCCTAGACTTTAAAAAAATTTGTTAAAACATTTAACGAATAGTTATAAAATGGGTGCAGGATGTAGTACAACAGATCCAACAATGCCTGCAGTTAATCCAAGTGATGCAATAGGTCAAGTTTTAAATATTAATGGAGGTTGTGCTCCTTCAGGTACAGCTCAAAATTATTTAGGATCATTTGTTCCTAATAATGGAGAATATGAATGGGCTGGAGAAGGTCCTGGTTGTCATTATTGTAGTACTCAAGCTCCTAGAGCAGTTGGATGTTCTTCTGGTTGTGCCAGTGTACAATGCTGCTCTATAATGGGAAGTTCTGGTACATATAAAAGAACTAAATATGGTGCAGATCCTGTACAATGTTGTTTACAAAGTGCAAGCATGATTGGTAATCAAACTTGTGATCCTCAATATCGTGTACCTACAAGTACTGCTTGCTATGATGCAATTAAAGCTTATTGTATACAAGGAGATAATCTATTTTCTCAAAATGTTTGTCAATCTTGGTGTTCTTCAAACCCAACTGAATGTCAATCTTATAAAGAATCATATTGTAATCAAAATGCTAATGTATCTAGTTCGTATTGTCAAACATGGTGTATGGATAATATGGGATCATGCGATAATTCTATGGATTGGTGGTGTGCTCAATCTGCAAATCAAAAAGATCCTAAATGTTCTTGTATAAATAGTGATTTAATACAATATCAATATAATCCTCTTTGTGACGATAAAAATTGTATAGATACAGGTTATCAAACAAATTCTATGGTAAATGCTAGAGGAAGTGGTTGTCAAATAGTAGATTGTAGTACATATTTTAATGTTCAAGCCGGTGGAAATGTAACATTTGATGATGTAAATATTGCTCAAAGATGTGGAACTCCAACTGCTCAAGCAGAAGAAAAAATAGACAACTTTATAACATGGGCTAAAAGTCATATAACTGTAGTAGGTCCATTAACTATATTAATTATAGGATTATTGTTATATTTAATTTTATAATACGACTATAATTTTTTTATAGTCTAAAATTATTCATTAATATTTGAATAATTTTATAATATGACTATAATTTTTATAGTCTAAAATTATTCAGTAATATTTGAATCTAAACTTATTGAATTAGTTGAACTTATCAATGTATCATTATCCTCAGAAAGTTGATTTATATTTGATGATTCATGTGAACTTATCAATATATAATTATTATCTGATTTATTATTATCCTCAGAAAGTTGATTTATATTTGATGATTCATTTGAACTATCAGAGATAAAGTTTAAATTATGTTTAGTGATATATTGTTTTTCATCATCTGTATAATTTGTACTTATTGTATTATTTTCAATTTTAAAAACTTCATTTTTGTAATTTATAACTAAAGTTTGCATATCTTTTAATACTGTTCTTCCATCTTTTTCTATTGTTTCATATTGTTTATCTAATACAATATCTTGATTTTTCTTTATATCCTTTTTTTTACTATGAATACTACAATAAGGTTTGCCTTCATTAAATGTTGTTGCTGTTTTTGAACATTGTTTACCAGAATTAGTACCTCCCATTAGTTTAGCTGTACATTGAAGTAATCCATTACTAATTTCTGGTTTTTTAATTTCTTCATCATCGGGTAAATTGTATATAAAAGCACTAACTTGTGAAAATGATTCAATAATTGATTTCATTTTCTTTTTACAATCTTTAATCGATGTAATTTGTTTAGACATTTTCAAACTCATTAAGATATTAAAACTTATAATTTGAGTTTTATATACTAAAAAGATCATTTTTTAAATGAATCAACCATTTGAACATTTTATTTCGATAAGAAATATTGTCTAGATAATTCATATTGTGGAGATAATTTATTATGTCTTTCATTAACTGCATTATGCATTAAATATGTCCATAAAAATAAACTATTAGAAGATGATAAATAATTATCTATCGGATAATTTTTTAAGTTTTCAGTAAAATGTGTTCTACAAATAGAACAAGGAATAAGTACAGTCAAAGTATAAACTACAGTTTTAAATTGATATCTATATACATATTCAACATTTGCTGCAAATGTATGTAATACATGCCATAATTTCGGTCCATAATTTGCTACATTATTTGCTTTTGAAAAATACATATCACGTGCAATAGAATATTTAGGACTACGTAAACCATTAGATTTAGTATTCATTTTATTTACTTCATCATGTAATAGATAAGACCATAAAAATACAGTTTCATCGTTGAATAAATAATCACACAGTGGATATTTTTTAAGATTCTTAGTGAAATGATTTCTACAAACGGGACATGGTAATAAATAACATAATGAATAAATAAAAGTTTCAAATGCATATCTTTTTTCAGGAGTATAAGTTGCAGCAAACGTATGAATTATATGCCAAAGTTTAGGTCCCCATACACATAATGTATTGTAAGACATTTATTTTAGATAAATTTACTTTTTAATCATAAATATATTTTTATGATTACTATGTTTCAAAATATGTTTCGACGATTTGGTTATTCAATAAAATAGTAACAAATAAAGTATTAAATAATGAAATGTTTATTTTATGTTATTTTACAAATTGTAGTATTATAGCAACATACAATACTTTTTTTAAATCTATAAGATTAAAACCTACAATTGAATCTAAAAAATAAATAATATTTTTAAAATTATATTATAATCATAATCGTAAAGATTTACTTTTTTCTTTTCAATTTTTAGATATATTTTCAGTTGAAATCTTGATATAATGTCGAGACTACAAGAATATGCTATTTCGTTTTTATCGTTTGTTATAATTATAATTATATTTATTTATTTTTACTTCTTATATCCTTCGACAAATTATCAATGTGAATATTCACCACAGTCGAAACCAGAAGTACCGTCTACGACGCTAGGAGTACAGAATATATCTAATCTTACAGATAAAAACATTGTACCATATGTACAAAAAGTTGAACAAACTATAATCGATCAACAGACTTTGTCAGCAGAAGCTGCAAAAGAAGATCAAATTACTATCAATAAACTCAATGAAAAACTTAGGTATCTGTCGAAAAGATATTTCATTGTACAAAGAGAAAAGGATAATTTAGATACAGAATACAAAGCAGAAATCGAAAAGCTCAAAGAGGAACTATCGAAATATACAACAAAATACGATAAAACTTGTTGGTTTTTTGATAGTTCAGTTTGTATTTTCTTTTTTTCTGTATATAGTCTAGTATCTGGAAGTTTTATATTTTTAATTTTTAGTAAATTGACAATAGCAACTATTGCTACTATTTATTGGTTACAACAAGAATATCAACCTACTGTTGATCAATCAGATAAATTACAAACTTGTAACTGTACTCCTAGCGTCGTAGACGGTACTCCTAGCGTCGTAGACGGTACTCCTAGCGTCGTAGGCGGTACAAAAGTTACAACAGAATGTAATTGTAAAGAAATGAATAATTTATGTAAAAGTTTAACCGAACATAATACTCAAATTCATGAACAAGCATACAATCATCTTGTAGAACAAAATGAACATCTTAAATTAATGTGTGAGCAAATGGATAAGTATATAAATCCTAAACTTACTGAAACTAAGTATCCAGATTCAGATACAGATATAGAAGAATTTCTTACATGGACTGAACGAAAAAAGCCTGAAACTGTTGATGATCTGATAATGTTTGACTAGTAAAATTTAGATTTTTTTCTATCTATTCTAATATACTAACAAAACTTCGCTTTGAAAGAAGAGATGGATTGGAAAACTTTCATCGTTCTTTGTGTTGCACTATACGTTACGAAACGATTAGTGAGTCCATGTCCTGGGATGTTGGAAAAGATTGAAAAGGCAGCCGAATACAAGATGATTCAAGACTGCCTTATCAATGCGGTAAAACTTGAACAAATTCCTATCGAATGTCCGATTGGCACGATGATCTTGTTCAAAATCGGACTGTACTAGCCAGTCAGAGATATACACTGACATTTGCACTTTATAAGTGCTTTTTTAAATTCAAAATGACCATATTATATTAATATGGTCTATAAAATTTATATTCATTATTGATAATTATTCATCATGAATCTCAGTTTATTAACTTTGTTTTTCTTTGAAATATTTGTTATAATTTTTATTCAAAGAAAAAAATATGTTATTTTTAATATTTATATAGATTTGCTACACCTAGTTTATTCAAGTTAATTGAACATATTATATTTGAACTTACATATAAAACAATACAAGTTCATAAAAATTTACTTTTTTTTTCTTCATAAACTTATAGTGTAATAGATCCAGCTTACTGTTGATAATTCTATTGAATCCAACAGATTCGTCATTTGTTCAGATCTGAAATCATGAATGTATACGCTTTGATAATCGACATCATGTTCATCGTGTTTCTCTGCAAATGTCTTAATATTAATATTGAACATGTCATAGCACTGACGATCATCGCCTTGGTTGCGATGAATCTAAAGTGTGCATGTGACTTCAAAATGTTCGGTTGATCTAACTGAAGTGTTTGGAAGATGTAGTGAAGCACTGGAAATAATCGAGAAGCTAAACAATTTCAGTTAAAATCTTCGATTTTTTATTTAATCGACCATATTATATTAATATGGTCATGAAAATTTACTTTTTATCTTTATTTTAATCGTATAATCTGTCGAATACAATGACTTCTCTACACAACTCTTTTAACGAGATCGGAGAGGTTGTAGTTATCTATTGTATTATCGCGATTATCATGATAGTTGCTAATCAGAAACTTACATTTGATCAATTTATCCCGTTGATCGTATTATGTACATTGTTTATGATTCCGTGCAACTGTAGATGTGAATTTTGGTGTTTCGTTAATCGAGTTTATACTGATATATTCAGTCGAAACTCAACAGTGTAAAGTTATTTTAAAAATCTTTTACTTTTGACATTTTAATGAATTGATCACATTATATTAATGTGGTTTATCAATTTAAAATTATTGCTTTGGAACTTTAATTCCAGTCCATGCATCATATCCAATAATATCAATATTACTTTTGTTAAATTCAGATAAAGTTTTTATCTTTGTTAAATTTTTAAGTCTAATTTGTGCAAACGGCATAGGTGTATTTTCACTCTGTTTTCTACATACTTCATAAAAATCTGAATTTAGTTGACATTCACTTATCATAATACTTAAAGTTCTCGGTATAAGTCCACATAAATATGCAATTACATTTGATAATATACTTAAATAACATAAGAAATAAGGAAACGATTTAAATACTTCTAAATCATCGAAAATTGTATAACAGTCTAAAGTTTGATTATTTGGACTCACCATAAATTTAACAGTGATAGGAATTTGATTAAATTCACATTCTGGTTTTGTTGAACCAGTAAATATAGTAATACTTTTACTACCTGAAATTATGTCAGTTATTGTTTTATTAAGCAAATCTCTCGATTGTAAACTTAGATCATTTACTTTACTTGTATAATCACCAACACCCTCGAATAAAATATTATTGCATCTTAATCTAAATCCTAAACCGTCTTCTATAAATTCTAATGATTGAATATCATCTATAAAGGTATCTATAATTTTATTGTAATCTACTTGTCTAGTAGTTAGAATAGGAATATTACCATTTGACAGATCAAAATTTAATATTTTATTGAATATATATTTATAATCATTACCGTTTATTAATCTTCTGTTTCCTTCTAATATTTCACTAAATAAATCTATAACTTGTTGTTCTTCATGAATTACATATTTATTTGGACAATAGCTTACTCTGATAAAATCTTTAGCTATGAGATCTTTGTTTTCAGGGATACCTCTTTTTTTCAGTTCACTTAGAGGAAAATGTTCATCACAGTCTAATTGTGACTGTATTACCCCAGCTGATATATTTTTACATAGATAAAGATACTTAGATACACATTCTCTAAATAATTTAACTCCTCCAAGAACATATATTTCATCAAAAGATTGTTTATATGTACGTCTTGATATTCCTGCAAGACAATCTCCTAGTGATTTAAATATTACAATAGAATGATCATTTTGTTCATAAGTTTTAGAAACTACAAATACTGTTCTATTTGCAAGACCAGTATTATCTGCTTTAGTTAACAATTCATATGTTTTTCTTCCTAAAATTACACAATTATTTTTTTTTCCAATTGTAACATCTTTAACATATTTAGACCATGATGGTAAATTTGCAGGAGGATACATATTTTTAGAAATTCCACCGTTTATATCCATTAATACAAGTATGTTAAAAGTTGATAGTTTCATTTATTTTCTTATTTTGTTTAAAATAAAGTCTTTAATTAATATTAATAAATTAAAGACTTTATATTAATAAAATAAATAATTAATAAATAAATATTAATTTTATTGATATAAATTTATTCTAAAACTTCAGGAATATAATTATAACAAACATAACATAAACCATCATAAGTTACAATAGTTTTTTGATAACAAAATTCACATATTTCTATTTTTGTATGATTTAAATTATTTAAACAATCTAAACAATATCCTGATTTTGTTTGTGAAGCAAATTCTGTACAATTTTTACATAGAGAACAACACATAATATGTTTAAGCATAATAGATCTTTTTTTAAATCCTTTAGAGCAAATGTAGCAATGGTAAGGTTTTGTATACATTTTGTTAACGTGTAGTTATATAAATAGTTTATATATAAATAAAATGTCAGACTTCATATTTTAACTGAAATATTTAGAAGAAATCAAAAGATTTTTTTGAAGTCAAAAAAGATAAATGAAATTTTAAAAACAAATACGTAAATTATAATTTATCACAGTCTTATATACTTGAAACTGTTGAAAAAATATTAGCATTAAAATTTATGAATTAATACATGATGAAGTGTAGATCCGGCTTTGCTGATGACAACTTCTTTAGAACCAGCTTCGCTGATGAATACACCACAATAGAAAGAAAATATTAGAAGATGCTAAACATCTCATGAACTTTAAGTATTAAAAATTTTCATAATGTTTTCAAAATCTAAGAATGAAAAATTTTTAAAATGTACACCATTTACAATTAATTCTCCAGATGAATTTAGTTCAATTTTTTCACAGATTAAGTATTCTACAATATTATCAACACACCAAATATTTTCAATTGATATCATATTTAACGATAATATTTTGTTAAATATATAAGTTAAAGATCCTGTTAAACATAAATAATAATATGTAATATTTTCATGTACTCCTAGCGTCGTAGACGGTACTCCTAGCGTCGTAGATTGTACAAGTGTACAATAAATACTTTTATCTGGAATATTTTCTAGATTTTTATCTAATTTTATAATAAAATTGAATATTTTTAGTGTATTTTTTTCATCTAAATGTTTTTGCATTAAAATCTTAGGATTTCCTAACAATATCATTTTTATTTTAGCTTGTCTTAAAATAATGTCTGAACAGGCTTTGCCATTGACAACTTCGTTGGAAAATGTAATTGATGATAATTTAATAATAGCTCCAGAATTTTCAGATAATGAAAGTGTTCAAGATTCCAATGATTTAGTATTAGCTCCAGAATTTTCAGATGAAGAGAAATCCGAATATCAGTATAGTGAAGAACCAATATTTAAACCTGGATTTAAAGAATATGGTGGTATGTTATTTACAAAAGAAGAACAACAATTAAATACTCATTTTCTTAGAAATTATTTAGAAACTTGTACTAAAAATATTCACAATGATAATATACGAGTAATAATTAATAAATGGGGTGATAAAGTTAATAAATTAAATTCACAATTATTTATATATTGTATTGATAAATTAAATTCTCCAGAAACAACATTAACTGAACATGTTCAAATGATGTTATTTTCAGATCCTAAATTTTCATTATGGTTAAGTGATTCTAGCATGCAAACAATTGTTAGAAATAATGAAAAAATTTCAGAAAATTATACATTTAAAGTTATAGAAGCAAAATGTGCTACAATTCGTTATATGAGATTATTATTAAAAATAAGAAATGAGTTATGAAAATTTAAAAGATATAGATCCAACTAAGTTGTCGACAGAGAAGCTGGATCCAACGAAGTTGTCAACTGCAAAGCTGGATCCAGCTTTACTTTTGACAAATTCTTTTGATCCAACAGCTCAGTTAAATTTATCATCAATAGATAATGATAAATCTAAAGATTCAGAAACAGTATTTAATGAAAAAACAATGTTTGAAGTACAATCGTGGATAACTAATCACGGTTCATATTTATTAAAAGAATTAATAGATAATTTTTCAATGTCTTCTAAAATTGATATTAATATAGATTTACAAAAAGTATATTCATTTTTAGATGATATTTCTATAACATATTTTTAGAATATAATTTCATAAATATAATTTCATAAATATAATTTATAATTTCATAAATATAATTTCATAATTTTATAAATATAATTTCATAATTTCATAAATATAATTTCATAATTTTATAAATATAATTTCATAATTTTATAAATATAATTTCATAATTTCATAAATATAATTTTATAAATATAATTTATAATTTCATAATTTCATAAATATAATTTCATAATTTTATAAATATAATTTCATAATTTCATAAATATAATTTTATAAATATAATTTTATAAATATAATTTATAATTTTATAAATATAATTTATAATTTTATAAATATAATTTTATAAATATAATTTTATAAATATAATTTATAATTTTATAAATATAATTTTATAAATATAATTTTAAATATAATTTATAATTTCATAAATATAATTTATAATTTCATAAATATAATTTCATAATTTCATAATTTCATAAACTTTTTATTCATATAAATTATAATTTCCATATACTTGTGAATTACTTAATTTATAATAATCTGCTAATGGTAATGTAAATTTTGGCTTACCATCTCTTTCAATTATTGTATTTGAAGGATTACATCTAAATAAATTTTGTTGTTGTTGATAATATTGTACTTGTGTTTTAGGATCAATTGTATATATATTTGATCCATAGAAAGGTACAGGAAGATCTTTATTTATATCTCCATCATTAACCGAATATACACACGATTGTTGAGGAATATTATAGTTATCTCTTTCCATTTTTAAAATATAATTTATGTATTTGTTAAAATATATCTTTTTTTTCAATTTTCTTGTATATTTTAACAAATACATAAATTTATCTCCTTTTAATTTTTTATTTAAACCATATTTGAATATTATTTTCAATGTTATTAAAAAAAATAGCATATAAAAATGACAACTATATATGATGCATGTATGAGTAAATATAAAAAAAAAGTCTTAAGTTTATTAGATGAACAGTTTGGAATGTATCCAGATCATTTAAGTAAATCTGAGTTATGCATCATTTTTAGTGTTCTACATGGAGATAATAGTGATATTATTTCTCAGTTACTTAGGCAAAAATATGATATACGTATAAGTGAATTAAAACATTATCATCCGGAAGAAATATTAGGTTTGATAGAAGATTTAGTAACAGAAAGAAATAATTTAAAATATATAAGGAGAGCTGGAGGTCCTTATCCAAGTATGCTTGATGATATCATAAATACATTAAGATCTGAAATTATTAATTTACGATCATTTGTACCACCTCAACAACAAGCAGCAGCTGTAATAGATTATGCAAGAATTGAAGAAAGTACAAAAAAAATAATAGACGAGTATATGAAAAAAAAAGCAGAACCTATAATACTAGGACTTGAAGAAGATACTCAACAACAATTATCGAGTATTAATGGAATAGATGCATTAGTAGCTCTTTTGAAAAAAGGTATATCTATAAATACTACTGATGTAGTTGCCGCTATTAAAGAAGCTATGAAATTACCATCAAAAATACAAGTAGAACCTCAGTTTACAGCCGAAGAGAAAAAAAAATTGATGTCATATCTTGAAAATAAAGATACAAATCAATTATCAGATTATGCAGCTAAAATTAGTAACGAATATCTTAAAAATCAAGCAGAGTTTTTATCAAAGTTAATATCTGCTAAAGAAGATGTTCCAAGATTTCAAAAAGATCTAAGTATACTCAATAACAAATTAATAGATATAAAAGATAATCTTAGTTCTACTGATTCATCATTAAATTCAAAACTATCAGATCTTAGTAAACAACTTACTCATATAAATGAACATCATGAAAATTCTCTATCTTTAATTGATAATAAAGGTCAAGTTGAAAAAGCTCTGAAAACATTATCTAAAGAAGTTCAAAATCAATTGGTTAATAAACCTGAAGATCCAGCACTTAAAGAAGTAGAAGGATGGATTAATAAATTTTTTAATATATTTTTTGGTAAAAAACAACAAGATGTTCAATTATCACCAAATCCAGACCTGATGTTTGGTGAAAAACAACAAGATATTCAATTACCACCATCAGTTATACCTCCTCCAAATCCAGACCAAGTAAAACAAATTAGGGAACAACAAAATACTAATCCAGTTAGAAATAAATTACATTCAGCATTTTCACTTCCAGATCAATTACCCAATGATATAATTCAATCACATCCTCAACCTTTAAGCCCTCAAGTGTCAATTTATAAAACTGCTCTTGATGATATTCCAGGTCAAGTAGAATCTAATGTTCCATATGAAAAACCTTCAATTGTTATAACTGAACCTGAATATGAATATGAATATGAACCTGAACCTGAACGAGACAGTACAGTAACTATAGATCCTGGAAGGGGTGCACGATATAAAGCTGACGGTCAACATTTAAATTTACCATCATTCCCTAGAGTTCATTTTAACAAAAGCGGACAACAAGATTTAACTGATATAAATAATCGCCAATTTAATAGACCACCAGCACCATATCCCGTTTTAAATCCATATATTGGAACAAGTCGAGTTGTTGATGATAGACATGATCCATCATATGGCAGTGGAGTTTATTATTCTGGTGATATGATCGCTAGACAACAAAATGTAATAGATTTAACAAGGAAATTATTAGATATTTCTGCTTATAATATTCATTATGCAATCAATAATCCTTTTTTTGTAATAGATAACAGAATAAATGAATTGGAGAAATCAATTAGAGATTTCATTTTAAGAACTGATAAAGATCATGCTGAAAATAAAACGGTTGTCAATGGTATTGTAACATCAATTAAAAAAGTTCAAGATGATATTGAGTCATTACTAAATAGATTCAGTACAGTTAAAAATACATCTATAAGTCCAAATATTATTCCATTATACGATCATTATGGTAGTATAGTTACAGAACTGGGTCAAATAAACACTATTCTTAGAAAATGGAGTAATGATCTTATAAATAGAACAGAAGTTAATGAAAGGCTTGAAGCTTTAGAAAGATCTATATTAAATAGAATTGACCAGATAGAAATACATAGTGCAGATATAAAAGATAAATCAGAAGGAAATAGTGAAATACAAATTATATTAGAAAAACAATTGAGCGAAAAAGAAGACTTAATTAACAAATTGAATGAAGATATCAAAAATAAAACTGATGATTTAGGAAGAAGTGTTTCACTTGCGCATGAACTTCAAGAAAAAGTAAAAGCAGGAGAAAAAATACAAGAAGAAAATGTTCATCTAAAAAACGATTTGAATAAATTGAATAATAAAATAGAAGAATATAGAGCCGAAGTTTCAAATTTACATGAATTAGAAAGACAAAAACAAGCATTAGAAGGTAAAGTTAAAGAATTAGAAGAAGAACGTAATAGAAGTGGTGATGAATCTAAAAAATTTGATATATTAAGAGTTCAATTGGAACAACAAAATGAAAAATATCAAAATCTTAGAAACCAATTATCATCAAAAGATAGAGAAATAGATAGATTAACTACTCAATTGAAAGATATACAAACTAAAATTAGTGATGATGAAAGTGAAATAAAAGAGCTATCAGGTAAACTTGAACAATATAAACAAGATTATAAAATTTTAAAAGTAATTGAAGGACAATACAACATTTTAAAGGAAAAACAAGTACAAGATCCTCGTTATCTTGAACAATTGGATAAATGTCATGAACAAATTGAAGCGTTGAAAGCTGATATAAATCAATATCAATTAATTCAAGAAAAATTGAAAACTAAAGAAGAAGAATTGGAACGCTATAGGAATCTAGAAGAAAAAACTAAACAACAGTGTAATAAGTTACTTGCTGAAAAAGATGCAAAAATAGCAAATCTTGAAAATCAAATAAAAAACTTTCAACAAAAAGAAGATTCTGCAGCTATAGAAAGTATCAAAGAAATAAACTCTGCAAAACGTAGACAAAGTACCCCAAGAATATACAGTCCTGATATTAATGATGCTTGGAGAAAATATTGTAATGATAAACAAAAACTTGTTGAAAAAAATAAACATACACTTGAACAAAAGAAGAAAGATGTTGTGAACAAAATAATCAAAATGATGAAAATAGTTGCCAAAAAGAAAATACTACATCCTAGAATTGCACAACAATATGATACCTATAGTAATGAATATCATTTCTCGGAAACTAATGAACAATATATGAAAAATAAATGGTGGGATAATGCATTTGATGTTGGAAATAGACTTAATAAATTTAAAGGTATAAATTGTGATACTATTGATAAAGCATCATATGAAGGATTATGGGATCAATATCAAACAGCATATCAAGATTATGATGATGCATATTATAAAGTTAGAGATCTATATGAAAATATAACTGGTATTGGTAGAATATATATACGCATACGTCCATTTATTCCAGAACAAGATACTTCTCAAAAAATATTTAGTTTTCCAGATATAAATAGTATTCAACTAACATCAAATCCAGAAGTTACATATGGACCTTTTGATAAGATCTTTGAGCCTGAAAAAAAAACATTTGATGTTTATTCTGAATATGCAAACTCGTGTAGAAGAGGTATTTGCGATTTAATTAATAACATGATTCATACTTCACAAAATGTTATGCTCTTAGCATACGGTCAAAGTGGATCAGGTAAAACTAGAACGTTACTTGGTGAACCGCCAAATCATAATGGTTTACTATCACTGATAATAAATAATTTAATGGATCTTAAAAAAAGCCCAACTGAAACAACTTTCTTGGGTAAATTAGAGCAACTTTCAATAACAAATGTATCTATTGCAATGTTTCATATATATAAAGGAAAAATCTATAATCTTTACGATGCTGTAGTTCAATCTCATTTAAAGGGTAATACTAAAGAAGACAAATTTATTCTTCCAAATGAAAACTATAAAAAACATTTAACAATTAGATCTTTTTTTGACAATACTAAAGAAACTCAATTTGTAGATATAGAATCATCTCCTTTTGATGCAAATGGAATGAATATACTTAAATATGTAAATTCACGAAGATTTCAAAGAGAAGTTATGTTAAACGATAATTCTAGCAGATCTCATGCATTTATTGATATTCGAATACAAGCTAAAAAATTAAAACCAAGACCCGGTACAGCAAATATAATAGAGTGTCATCTTGTATTGGGTGATTTATGTGGTAATGAACACATATTAGACAATCAATCAAATACTGAAGCTTTTCAAGAAGGTCAAAGTATAATAAAAGAATTAAAATCTATTATTACGATTATAAATGACTATAAAAAGGGAAAACCAGTTCAAGTAGGAATAGCAACCCAGGGGTCTGGAAGACTTATGGTAGATTTATTCAATTATTATTTGAAACCTTCTTCTGAATCATCACAAGATAATATAAATAAATTGGTATTTTTGTTACATATGAGAGGTTTTATTCCAGTTAATGTAATATCCAAAATTAACGGAAAGGTAGATGAAAAGACTACAAAAGCAAAAATTAAACAAACATATGAAACTACACAAGCAACTCTTGTATTTGCACAAAATTTACTAACATAAAAATTCCTCATATTTAAATGAAGAAATAGGCTCCAGCTTCTCTGTAGACAACTTTGTTGGAATCGGCTTTGTCGCTGAAAACCGAAGAGTTGAATCCAACGAAGTTTTCATCAGCAAAGCCGGTTTCAATTTAACATTCAATCATTTTGTTCAAATATGACCTTGAACCCTTTATAGTTCGTTTATTAACAATTATTGAATAAATGTAGATATTTTTTTTTTCAAGAATATCAAATATAAAATTTAATGCAGATTTTATCTGAAATAATGTTCCTGTTATTTTAAATACTTTATCGTTAGTATTATAATCTTGATAATCATCAAGCATACTAATTTTAGCTATAGAATTACTTTTTATATGATTGATTGTTCTGCCATCTTTACCAATTATCATACCAACATTTTCTGGACTTATTAGTACATAAATATCTTTATATGATATATTTAATCCATAATTAGAAGCATCTAATATTTGTTGTACACATGATTCATAATCTGGAAAAAGTTCTTCATCACTTTCATTAGAACTTATAATTACTTTTTTATATTCGTTATTTTTATATTTAAATATATTATAATCTATTGAAATATTACATTTTGTTAAATCTGTTATTTTTTTAAGCGTTTTACCATTTTTACCGATTATATATTTAATATAATCATTTCTTATTAATAAAATAATTTTAAAGTTATCACAATTATCAAATATTATTGTAGCTAATTCTGTACATATTTTTGCAAAATTAGTTATATTTCCAGTAATTTCTGCTATATAAAAACTTCTACAAAATAATATTAATTTACATTTAATATTGTATTTAGATTCTAATTGTTTTATATTTTCTCCTTTTACTCCTATAATTTTCCCACAAAACTTACTATCTATAATTTGTAAAATTGTAGACATTATAACAACATAACTTTAATATTTAATTCCACATTTAGATCAAAATTTATATTTTTATATGAAATATCTCGAATTATCTAATAATTAAATATGGGAAATACAAAATCTACAAATAATAAAGTTGAAAATAACACTAATAATTCTGTCATTTACTTACGTGTATCATCAAAATTACAAAAAAGTTTAGATGAACAACAAGAAGTATGTAGTTCTTTTGCAAATAAAAATAAATTAAATGTTTGTGGAATATTTGCAGATTCTTTAAGTGGTAAAAATATATCATTATTATCAAATTTTAAAATAATGTATGATTTACTATATACAAATAAAGTTGATCATTTAATTGTACATGAAATATCAAGATTGGGAAGAGATATAAAATTGTTACAAGAATTAAAAAAACTAATAAATTGTAATATTACTATTCATTCAGTTTCTGAAAATATACATATAAATAAATATAGCAAAGAAAATGATAAAGATTTATTCTTTGAAAAAGTTGTTCAATCTATAAACTATAGTCGAGATTTATCAACGAGATTAAAAAATAATTATAAAATAAGAAAAAATACATTACAATTTATGGGAAGAAAATGTCCATATGGATTTAATATTGTTAAAATCGGATATAAAAGATATTTAGAAAAAAATAATGATTTTATTAATGCTCAAAAGTTATATAAAAAAATTAAATCAAATAAAAAATATAAATGTGAAATAGAATTAACATATTATATGAAAAGAAATTTTGTTAAAAATTTTTTACAATATATCAAGATTTCTAAAGAATATGAAAAACAACAAATAAAACTTCAAAATCCTATAATTGAATTAGAAAAGTTAGAATTAACTGATAAAGAAAATTCTTATAACAAAGTTAACAAATTTGTTAAAAAATATCCATTGAAATTTAATTTTAAATCTTATAATTAATGTTTAATTATACGATTTTTAAACCTTTTTAATGTTTAATTATTACGATTTAAAATTAATAATCGTATATTATATTTTTATGAAGCATATGATTGTAACACATTTACAATTTGTAATTTTACAAAATTTGGATCTGCCGATCGATAATATTGTCCTATGAAAGTTAAAAACGAAAATTCAGTTAAAAATACAAAGAAAACTATTATAAGATTTTCTTTTATTAAATCCATAAATTCAAAATTATATTTTTTTGATATAAAATATGCAGATACTAAACATATAATTAATAAAATACCTAAAACCATTGCAGCTTCTTTTATTAAAAATAAATTAGATGCATCAATTTGAGCATCTTGTACACTTGAATCTGGTACTTTTAAATTATTAATCAATGGAGCTAATTGTTTCAGTATATTTGGTTCAATAAGTTGTATTTCACTTGTAAAATTTGTTACAATATCAGCAATTTGACGTTTTACAACTTTCTGTTCTATATATGCTCCATATGTAAAGAAAAAAGTACCAATCAATGCAGAAATAAATCCAACATGTAGTAAAATATTTGCAATAAATTTCCAATACATTTTATAATATACAAAAAATGACAATTAATATAAAAGAAACATCAGTTAATGTACTTGTGCATGTACTTATACTATTCACTATTTTGAGTTCATTATTTGTATTTTACATAACAAAAGTTGAAACTAAAGTTATACATGATCAAATTTCATCGGCTATACAATCTAATTTATATACAAGTCTTCAAACTGCAGATCCAACAGGTTCTCTTAAAACTTTACTTAAGAGTTTACCATTGAGTACTGCAGCTACAATTTATTCTCAACCTAGTAGTGATATAACAGTTCAGAATTTATGGATTACTCATATTCCTATATTTGTTATTGTTACATTGATTTTAATATTGATTGTTTCTTACATTAGTTGTGGTAGATGTTATAATATGTTACATGTTTTAGGATCTAATCTAATTATTTTTATTTTTATTGGAATTGTAGAATTTTTATTTTTCACTAAAATAACTTTAAATTATGTACCTGCAAAACCTTCGTTAATGACACAACAAATGTATACAACTTTACAACAATCTACATCAGGTTAAAAAAAATTTATTTATTTTTATAGAGTTATAATGTTATAAAAATGAATAGAATTATAGTTTCATTAATATGTATTTTTCCATTTATTTTTGGAGAATTATTTTATAGATATGTTATATATTGCAATAGACATAATAGATTTTATATAATGTTTATATATAATAGAAGACGTACATTACCACTAAGACGTATTGGATAAATTCTGCTTTGATTAAAGCAGAATAATTTAAAAGAATATAAATATTATATGTTACTCTTCATTTTCTTTCTCTTTACTTGGAGTAACATGCTTTATATGCTTGCTAATAAGTCTCTGAACTGTACACCATCTCAACGATGGATCAGTTTCATATCTTATAACGTATTTATCTTCAGATCTTGGAGTAACATTATCTTTCTTCATCTTTCTCTTCGATTTAAGTTTTTCAACAATCTGTGGATCTAGGTTTTCAGGAATATTATTAAGATCAACTTCAACAATCTTATAACGTTTTTCATTGAGATATACAATCTTTCCTTGATCTGTATTTTGTTCAATTTCAGGAAGTGGAAATCCTGGACGTTTATGCATACTTGCAGTCATTCTCTTATCTTTTGCAGCCTTTAAATCTGCCTGATGTTTTGAATACTTGACAATTGTATAAATTTTATCATTTTTAACATCATCCTTGTATTTATCGTATTCAAGTAAATTATTTAATTGAACATCTGGTACAATATAACGCATATCTTCACTTCTTAGATCTGTTTTACCATCGTTTAGATACTTCCATCGTAGACGAGATTCATTCTTCTTAATCTTATCATTCATAATTTTAATATTATTCTTGATATCAGTTTTCATATCTTCATCAATACTTTGATCATGAAGTTTTTCTTCATAGTTTTTAATCTTTAGAACTAAATCATTATTTTCATCAATTATTTTAGAAATTTCCTTTTCTGTAAAAGCACAATGAACCCAAATTGCAGAAGTGACTTCAGTTCGTGATAATTTTGTATCAGGTTCTACTTTATTTTCACCTCTAGAAAGAAAACTTGCAAGCTCTGGAGAAATATTTTGATGAATATCAAATGAAGTAGTCTTTTCACCCTTTTGAACTTTCTTTTCTTTTGGTTTTACAGACTTTTCAACATTCAATTTCATTTCTTCCAAATATTTCTTCAGTTTTGGCTGTTCAGTTTTAGAAGTTTCAACTTCTTTTAGACATTTTTTAATAAGTTCAAGGGTGTTTTTATTCACCTTAACTACAGTACGTTTATGTGTAAGTTTCAATGAATGATCCATTTTTAAGAATGATTATTCTTAACGATAATTATATTTTTACAAAATAATTTACTCTTAAATTTAAATATTATTATAAAATTACATAGTCCAGTATGAACAATAAATCTTGTTCTATGAATATGATGTCGGCAAATTCTATGAATATGATGTCGGCAAATTCTATGAATATGATGTCGGCAAATTCTATGAATATGATGTCGGCAAATTCTATGAATTTGCTAGCTAATAATTTTGAAAATCTTAAAGTTTCTACTATGACAACAATAGTAAAAACGAATATGGTTTTCGATTTAGAAAAATTATACAATATTTTAGAACCAGAATTACCTTTTCAAAAAGAATTATCTATTAAAGAGTATAATAATTTAGTCTTATGGCCGAATAGTATGTTTTTTATAAAAGTTAATGATAAATGGAGAGGTTATATTAAGAAAAATCCAAGACGTAATAAACGTACCAAGGGTAATTTTATAAATCAAGTAACTGTAGGATTATTTTTTACTCATAAAATCAATATGATGGTTTTTAAAAGTTGTATTAAAATATGTGGTTGTAAAACTTCAAATGATGCTATTTTATCTGTATTGACACTATATAAAAAATTTACAAGAAATTCACACAATAATGAGTTATCTAATATTCAATTTGTATTTGAAGATGTAATGATTAATATGTCATTTAATTTACCTAAAAAAATTATTAAACGTGATTTTGCTAAATATTTAACATATAATAAAAAAAGTAAAGTAAGTTATGAACCTACAAGTCAAAGTTATATAAATTTAAAATTATTACCTACTCAAAATATTAAGAAAAAAATAGTTATACAAATATTACAACCAGAAATTCTAGATTATTTTGAAATCTTAGATTTAAAAACAGATAAAGATAAACAATCAGAAAAAGATTTTAAACTTAATTATCCTGATTTTGAAAATAAAATTGTTTTAAGTTTAATAAATGGAAAATGTCCTAAACAGACATCATTTATGATATTTGAATCACGAGTAATAATGTCTGGAAATTCATATTTCCAAATGAAAGAACATTATGAAAGTTTAATTAATGCTTTTAATAAACTATATTCAAATTGAATCTATGATTTTTGAGGTAATATAGATTTCTTTTTATCAGCTTTTAATAATCTTTTTTCTACTTTAACAAAATTTATAGTTTCTGATATTTTATGACTTGTAGAATTTGTAATTTGAGAAATTATTGAAGGATTTTCCTTGTAATATAAAAGAAGAATCATTTCTTCTTTTTTTATTTGAGTTTTTATATTATTTATATGCAATCTTAACTCTTTTATTTTTTTTTTAAGTAATCTCAAAGCAAGAAAATGTGAAACTGGATCTGAGTAATTACTTTCAGAATCTTTCAAACTTTCATGTACTGATGTTTTATATTCAATATTATCTTTATACTTTAAATTTGCCATTTTATAATACAATTCTTTAACAATTATTTCTGTGTTACATAACAGGTAATATTTTTTTCTTGAAATAGTGTTTTCAAATATACACATAAACAGCATAACACACAAGGAATAGAATCATAAGTAAAAAATCTTAATACCTTTTTGTTATCCGAAATTGGTTCTGATAAAACTTCGTAATAATATGATAATGTTCCAGGTTTTTTCTGACTTTCATCTAAAATCATTGTAAAAGTAACTCTATCTTTAAATGTAGAAATTATGTTTCCTAATAATGGATAAATTTCTTTGTATTTTGTAAGAATTGGTAGCATTTTTTCTCTTTTAGATAAATCTCTACCATAATCTCCAGAATATATTGAATCATCATCATTATCACTAATAGATGTTTTCATTTTACTTTGATTAATTAGATCGAATTGATCTTTAACTTCTGTTCCTAAATATAAAAAAACTTCATAATTTTTATCACCATATGAACTCATTTCAGAAGTATCAGATCTGGCATCATAATCTACTACATTTGGAATGTTTTCATTAAATGATTCTGTTTCACTTGGAACATATACATCTGATTGTTCACTTGGAACATATACATCTGATTGTTCACTTGGAACATATACATCTGATTGTTCACTTGGAACATATACATCTGATTGTTCACTTGGAACATATACATCTGATTGTTCACTTGGAACATATATATCTGATTGTTCATTTAAAGCTTCAGACTCTAAATCGTTATCGTTATAATTGGATACTTTAGGAAGATTAAATTCATTAATACTTGATTTATCATTATTTATAGAAACTTCATCATAATTTGGTGTAATATATGGTTCAGCCATTTCATCTTTATCTATCATTTCTTCGTATGACATTTGATCAGGTCCTGCATCTTTACCCAAATAACTTGGTGGAATACGTACAGATTCATCACTTTTAATACTTGGACTTGATATTATACTTGCCATTTTTAAAAGTATAATCTTATAAAATTTTGATTAAACTATTTTAATTATTAAAAATTTACATTTTTTTATAAAATATAGTTAAACATCTTTGATATCCGATTGTCATACTATGAATTCTGAAACAATGATAACTTTTGCTTTTTACTGTTTTTATATAACTGTTATTGTTAAATATTTTATTGATTATATTTATCCAAGTTTAAGAGATTTTTGGTATTTAAACAGACGTACGGGTCCTAATATTTTACCAACAGATGAATATCAAGGTGTAATTCATTTACATGATGAACGAAATATAGATATTCAATGTTCACAATTTACAATGAATTTTATACTTCAAACAAATAAAAACTACAGTGGTACAGTTGTTCTTTTAGGACCAAATAATCAAGAATTTAGAGGTACAATCGATTTAGTTTATCATGGAGAATATAATATTGAATATAATGATGATGATATTATGGGATAACCTTTCGAACAAGAAGATCATATAGTAGGTTAAATAAACTATAATAACTTAAATATAGTTATATTATTTTAGGAAATGAATTATAATCCCAATTTAAAATATTACAAATTTTCTCAAAAATTTGTTCATGTTCAATCAATTTTGTTTCAGTTTTCAATATACAAAATTCATCAAGAGTACAATGAAAATTACACCAATGTAAACCTTTCATTAATTTAAAATATACATTTAAAGAATTTATTCTATTTGGATCTTTAACATTTACATATGCAAATTCAAATTTATCCTGAAATAAAATTAATTTAGATAATAAATGTTGAACATTTATGGCAGGATTTTTAGTGATAATTGAATAAATAGCATTTATATCATCATAATACTTATTAAATCCTAAATGTTTTAAAATAATAAATAATAATTCCCTATTTACGTGTTCAATTTTTATCTGTCTTGAATTTATTTCTTCATTTATTTTTTGTATAACATATACAGGAACATTTCCTTTACCTTCAAATTTATTTATAGCTTTTATAAAGTTTTGTTTTAATGAATATGTTGATTTTTGTTTAGTAACTTGATCTTCTGTGAATATTTGATTATTTAATATTAATCCACAATTTTCACACGAAATAGAATTAATTTTAAGATCATTTTTACAATTATTACAAATATCATTACTTACTTGATCTATTTTAACAGGTATGTAATCTCTAATTATTGATATAAATTCTAATACTTTATTTGTATTTAATTTCACAGTAGTTGGTGATAACATATTCATTAAATCAATTGTATTTGAATCGGTATGTAATTCAAGTTTAAGATTATGTTTTCTAACAATATAATATCCAAATTCTAACGATGATTGTATATAATAAATGTTGTTATCATGTGAATTTTCTATATTTTGCAAATTATTTCTACTCTCAAACTGCATTCTGTTTATCAATAAATATTTTACACGTTCATCTAAGTCACATAAATCAGTTATCGAAATTGATTTTGTAGATAGATATGTTTCATTCATTTATAAATATTAAATTCATAAAAATAATTAATTCATTGTATAAATGGAAACTGCTATAGATATTGGAAAAAAGATTGAACCAGCTAAAACTAGTAAAACTTCAAATGAAGTTTTATCTAAAACATCTATATTAGGTAATGATGATATAACTCCAAGTTTTATTTTAAATATAAATAGAAGAAAATCTGATGAACTTATGCTAGTTACAAATATATCAGAAAATGAAGTTGAATATTCAGCTAAAGTGTCAATATTGTTTTTAAGTGGACTATTTGCTTTAATAAATTTATCTATTTATCATGAAGATGTTACATCTAGATTATGGTTAATGCTTTTAGGAAATACACTTGGAGGAATTGTACCTACTCAAATAAAAATATCAGAAGATACAAAAATGTGGAAATGTTGTGGATATATACACATAGCCCATAACCAAGTCATATTACCACCACTATGTTCAATTGTTAAATTAATTAAAGCTATTAATATTATTATTAATATTAATATCATTTGACAAATAAATTTTACTTGTCTTGCTAAAACCATATGTACATGTTATGGATATTTATTTTATTAATAAATGAATTCAATGAAGAAATACAATTAGAATTATGAAACTAATTTTACAGAGTATCTATTGATAAATAAGAAGAAGTTTTTGGATTATTTAATATCTTATCTTCAATTGAATCTAATTTTAATTTTATCTGATTTAAATCATCATCTATAATATTCGATAATGTAGATATTATCTTTGTTAAATGTTTGATTGTCATATCATCTGTACCTTTCAAATTAGTTTTATCTAAGATTTTTTTTATATCCATACTGATATTCTGATCTTTTCTTAATTCGTCTTTAAATATACGCTGTGCCATTTATATTTATAATAATTAAATTTACGATTAAAATCAATTAATCGTAAAGAACAAGTGAATTGCAAAAAGTCTAAACTATACCCATTTATAATAATTAAATTTACGATTAAAATCAATTAATCGTAAAGAACAAGTGAATTGCAAAAAGTCTAAACTATACCCATTTAAGTTTAGACTTTTTGTGTCATGGAATGAAGATAAAACTGATTCTGCTACCCGTAGAATCTGTTGAAAAGGTTAATTATAGAGATATACTTAACCTTTTCCCAAATATTTTTCAAATAATTTATTTATATCATTTATATCTACATCCGCAACAATAGTAAAAGATGTATTTTTATGATTAAATATGTATTTTAATCGTTCATATGTTATTCTTATTTTATTTTGTAACATTTGTTCAATGGATTCAATTGTATTGTTTTGTATAAATTGTTGAATACGACTAAATTGATTTGGATAAGTATACCATAAACCATTATCATAATCATTTCCTAAACAATAACAAAATAATAGAAATTTATCTTCTGGTATATTATGTTTATTTGCAATTACATCAGATTTAATTAAATTAAAAGTTTTTTTATCTTTTTTAAATCCAGAAATATATTCTTTAACATTATATAATAATATATCACTATCATCACTATAAATTATATCAACTTTGATTATATTATCTGAATTAAACTGAGTTTGTTTTTCAAAAGTTAATTGATTATCTTTAGATAGTTCATATGGATTTATAAAACCGTCTTTATATAATTGTACACATACTGCTTCACCTTCACCTTCTGCTTCAATAACTATTATTTCATAGTATCTTAATATCTTTTTAAGACAATGAATTTCCAATTGGGATGGAAAAGTAATATGTCTATTATGTTGATTATATTGATCAATTATTTTATTATATAATTCTACAATTGAAATTTCATTATGTTCAGAATTATCTAATGATTCAGTTGTTATATTTGTTTCAGGTCTAAGATATTTTTGATATTTCTGTCTTAAATTTTCAATTTGATTTGTATCTTTTGATATTAGTTTATAATAATCATCCTTTAGAAGATCAAACTTTTGTTTTTCATCTCTTCCGTTAGACCTTCTTTTTTCAATAACTTTATTTTTTTCTTTTGGTTTACTGTTTCCATCGAATACACATATAATTGTAATGTTATAAGATTTAAAAATATCGATTAGTTTAATAATATGATTCATCCAATATTTATCTTCGGGATAATTTTTTTTAGTATTTACAACAATAGTCATAAAATCAATAACAATAGTTTTATTTCTATATTGTTCAATAGACACTTGACTTTTACAATCTTTCAGTAGTTCATTAGCATATTTGATACCCATTATGTTTTCAAATAAAAAATTAATATACATTAATTAAGCCAAAATTTAATTTTTTCAGTTCGTTGATTTGTATATAAAATGATAGTATGGATGAATTTAAGATAAAAATCGTTCCTTTGACAACTTCGTTAGATCAACAAAGTTCTACTTATAAAATTGAAACAACAATTTCAACCTATAATTATGAAACAAAACCTATAATAATATTAATACTTGATTGTTCACCTTCGATGAATATATTAAATGAAACTTTTTCAGATTTAGAAATATTAAAAAAATTAAATAACATTAAATTAAGTGATGAAACAGATACTTTTGATATTACAATTGTTACAGAATTACTTAATAAAATAAAAGAAAACTATATAAAATATAATTCTGATGTATTACTATATAAATTGAATAAACTTAAAATATTAGTTGATGGTGATAAAGAATTACATACACAAGTATCAAATTTGATATCATTTATTGAATCATTTCCCACTACAAACATAAGAAGAATATTGAAAAATATTACATATGATAAAGATAATATACCTATCGTTGTACAAATACAATTTTCAACTGAGATCAAAGTAATTCAATATCCATTAAATGAATATAATATTTGTTTTAATTGGGAACAATGGGAAATAATTAATGGAAATACTGCATTATTTGATGCAATAGATAAAGGTATATCCATGTCTAAAAATTTTAAACATAAAAGTATGATAATAATTACAGATGGAGTAGATAATGTATCAAGTTCATGCACTATAAATACTTTAAAATCACAAGTAGAAGAGTTTATAAAAACGGGAAATATTACTCTTATTAGTCCTTCAAATTATTCTTCAAATGATATACATAGAAAACAAGTATTTGATTTCTTAAAAGAAAAATCTTTTTATGAAAATTTACCAATTGACAATTTACATAAAGAATTAGGAAAATCTTTAAGTTATAATTCTAAACTTTCAAATCATATTATACAAACATGTTCTCAACATAGTATTGATTCTAACTCAGAAGATTGTGACGTCTACGAAGCCAGGAGTACAGGAAATTTTTATAAATAGGTATTATTTGTTTATAACTATTTTATAATCATTTGAATATAATAATATTAAAATTCCTAAAATTGTTATTATGATTATAATCATAATGACATTCCACATTTTCTTAACTTAACAAAAAATATTAAAAGTAAATATTTTATCATGAAATACATTTATAAATTTTTAAATCCTGTAAAATATAGATTTTCATGTATAAATATTCCTGTATCAGATTTACTATTAACAAATAATTCTAATGTTGGATAAATAATCTCTTCAATATCGTTTAATTCAATTTTAAAAAAACAGTTTCCATTAAATCCACAATTTACTTTATATTTAATCCAAACCGATAAATTATGAGTTGCTATATCTTTAGATTTACACATTTGTATTAAATAAACAAAATTATTATATAAATATAACTGAGGAGGTTCATAATTAAATTTTGATACTCTTATATGTAATTCATCATAATCTCTAATTTTAAGATTATAAATATTTTTATGGCATGATAATTTAAAATTATTGATATTTTCAATAGTAATATTTATGTCAGTATTTTGAAAAATTAATCTTTTTGAAAATTCATTTAAACTTTTTATTTTATCTTCAATTGTATAATCTATAGGATGTAATATTACATATTTATTATTTGAAGAATTACTTTCTTGTAAATCGTTAAAAATAGTATTCCAATCTTTTGTGAAATATTCTGTATCTTCTTTTAACACTAGTTCTCTTTTTGATCTTGTCATTAAATTTATCTTTTCAAATAGAACTTTTTTATATAATAATGCTTTTTCAAATGTTGAAAATAATGGTTCTTTTTCTAAATTTATATCAATTGTAAAATTTGTTATTGGTATATTATTGTTTAGAAGTTTATCATTATATTGACCTGTAGAATTCATTTGATACAGCTTTGCTGTTGGTTCCAGCTTTGCTGTTGACAACTTCGTTGGTTCCAGCTTTGCTGTTGACAACTTCGTTGGTTCCAGCTTTGCTGTTGACAACTTCGTTGGTTCCAGCTTTGCTGTCAATGTCAGAGCCGGATCAATATCAACCGCTATATAAAATGTATCATTTTCATTAGTTAAAATAACTCCATACAATTTATCTAAAAATATACATTTATGAGTTATTTTAAGTCCTAATTTACTGACAATAGAGTTTAACATTTCATAATTTAATTTTGTTAAATTTTTAAAATTGACAAACTGTATATTATCTAAAGCTTTTGCTCTGGATAACACAATAAAATAACAGTCATCTACTTGTAAGGCTGATATAAACCCATTTATATCTACAGTTTGATTTTGCACAGTAGACCCTTTTAATTCAAAAAATATCTTTAAATCCATTTTCTATAAAAATTTAAAGATTTATTATTTTAAAGCTTTACTTATTGAAATAATGCACTCTGATAGACACGAGATTCTCAGTTATGAAGGAATACAACCTAATAATATAAATGACCCATCTACTAGTCAAAACTCAAATACGATTGATTTAGATAATAATCAAGTAATAAATGAAAATTTTTTGACTAAGATAAACAATATTTCAGTAAAAAAAGCTTTACAATTTTTATTCTCTAAAAATAATAATTTATTTGAGATACTCAATAACAAATGGATAAATGAATATAATAAAGATATATTCTCTTTTTATATGTATTTAGTTAATAATGAGGAATTAAATGATTTGTTGAGTAATACTGTATTTAAAAATCTTAAAGGATTAGCAAGTATATCATCTTATAATGTTAATACTACGCAACAACAGATAAATGATAATCTAATTTTACGAATAAAAGGATTTTGTAAATGGTTTTTGAACATGAATATAAATGATATTCAAAAACTTGATAATATTAGTATAGATTTATTTAAGTTTATTATAGAATGTGAAAAGGAAAAAGGTTGTATAAATGTTGGAACTGAATGGGAAAACAAAATAAATATTGTAAATAAGGATTATCTTGAATACTTAAATAATCTTATGAAAAAGAAAAGAGAAGAATACGATATAGAAAGATTTCATGCTGTAGTACTTACAGATAATGTTGTTCCAATTTATCAACAAGTTAAAGTTGTAAATCCAGATCAACCACTTCCAAATGATCCATTTGCTGAAAAATTTATAGACTATAAAACAATTGTTAAAAAACTAAATGTAAAACCTCCATTGGAAATACCAATTGTAGATTATTCTTGGAATCATTTATATCTTGAAGATACTAAACATTGGATAGACATGTTTCAATCTCATACAAATAATGAAGTTGAAGTTAGATTTAATGTTACAGGTCTTGAATTTGAAAAATTTTTTAATTGGCTGATAGATAATAAATCATTTTTCTTGATAAATTATCAATGTGAAATTGATCAATTTTCAAATAATATTAGAAGGATAAAATATAATAATATAGGACATACAATTATACAACGTAAAACACAATTAAAAAGATACAATTCAAAATGGAATTTCTCTGTAAATATTTCAAAAGAAGATAAATTAAATAATCTTCCAAATTGTACTTTTGATCATAACAGAAAGAAAAATGTGTTTAATTTTTATACTCCAAAATCTGATAATATCTTTTTCAATTTTGAAGTTTCATTATCTGTAATAACAAAAAATTCAAAATTAGAATATTCTGTTGAATTGGAACGAATGTGTAATCAACGTATTTTAAATAAAAGTTATTGGAATAAAGGAGAAAACAAAGAACAAATAATAAAAGCTATTGAATTTACAGTAAGAAAATTATTTACAGTGTATAATGAACATCCTGTTACATTTGATCAAAAGAAATACATTAAAACTCAAATTTTAAATCTTGTAAATGAAAAGAATATATTTAATATTGCAAAAAGAGTTGTACCATTACAATCAAATTTTACAACCTTCGATGACGATGACAGTTTATATTATTATCTTACATCTGCGTCATTGTTTTATGTCTCTTTAAAAATAGATGGATTAAGACATTTATTAATAGTATCAAATATAGGAACATTTTTATGTACTTTAGATAATACATATATACGAGCTGGACCTCCATCTTGTCCAGAAGAAACATATATTTTAGATTGTGAAGTGCTCAATAATACTATTTATGTCTTTGATGTAATCTATAACTCATCAAAAGATGTTTCAAAATTAGAATTTTCTAAAAGGTATAAATCTATAAAATTACCAGAAGTTTATAACTTTTATAAAATATTATGGAAACAATTTATCCCTCTTTATCCAGTTACATCTGAACCTATGTATACAAGAGACGGTGAAATAAACTTTATACAAGATAATGAAAAATATTTTGATGATATAATTAAATCTTTATTAAATAAATCTAAATCTAGAGGATTTGATGGATTAATTTTCCAAGAAGATACTATTGTAACAAGTAATAAAATAATTAAGACTTATAAAACTGCAAATGTTTATAAATGGAAACCTAGATTTTCTAATACAATAGATTTATCCATGAAATTTTCTCTTTGTAATAAAAACTGTGAAAAAATGTCATGGGTTGATGAATATACTTTCAATAATACATTTATCGGAGAAGTATATAAGATAAGACAGTTATACATATCTAAATATCCTTGTTCTAAAATACTATTACCTTATGGAACATCTTTTGATCTTTCTAATTTTGTAATAGAAACATACATAGATAAAGATACATATGAAAAGGAAATTCCATCTATAATACCTTTTAAAATTAGATTTGATAAAGTTTATCCTAATACAATAAAAGTTATAGATTCATGTGTTTATCTCTTAAAAAATCCTATTTTATCAACAGATTTCCTTGGAAAAGATCTAATGTTTGCTAAAAGAATTTCAAATCTTGCAAAATTTAGTATATTATCTCAATTTGCAACAGATAAAATAATTCTTGATATAGGTTCAGGTCAAGGAGGTGATATTAAAAAATGGGAGCATGCAAAACCTAAAAAGATAATTGCATTTGAACCTAATCAAGTAAAATTACATGAATTTAAAAGTAGATTTAAAAATTCAAAATTGAATCTTGATCTTAAAGAAACTTTGTTTAACGTAACATCTAGTAAAGATTTAACAGCAGATGTCATTTTTGATTTCTTTGCGGTCAATTACGTTTTTGAATCTGAAGAAACTTTACAAGATTTTGTAGATTCATTGTGTCAAATAAATTATACAATATCACAAAATATTTTTCTTATTGTTCCTAATGGAGATATTATAGAAAGACAACCATATTTTTATAAATATTTATATACGTTAAAAAATAGAGAAGTAACAATTTCATCTTATACAACAGAAAAAAATGTGTTTCTCAATAAAAATATAAAAGTTTTTAAACGTAAAGGATTATTTGGACATTTATTCGAAGTAAATTATGAAAAATCATTTGTAAATAAACAACAAGAATATCAATTTCACATTCATGAATTTTTAAGACGTATGTCTTCAAATTTTGAAGTTATAGAATTATCCAGACTTCTACAATATTGTAAAATAAATCTAGCTCGTATACCAAAAAGGGATATTGAATTTTTAAAAGCTTTTTATGTTATTAGATTGCAAAGACCAAAACAATATAGTTTACCAATGGTAATAGAAGATGAAAACGCATATGAATATTTAGATGACGATGAAGGTCTACAATTTGATGAAGCATTTAAACCTATAAAAAAGGAACATCTTGATGAAGCTATTGATGAAATGAACTTAGATGAATACGATGAAAACGCAATAGATTATGAAAAGTTAGATATATTTCCTGAAGAAACAAAAAAGAAAAAAGATAAAAAAATTGATGAAGATGAAGAAGATCTAGACTACCAAAAAAAGGTAAAAGATGATATAGATGAATATGATGGACAAGATGTTGAAGAATATGACGAACAAGTTGAACAAATAGAACAAGGTGAAGTTGTTACAACTTCTTTTCAAGAACAAGATAATGAAGAAGAATATGATACTGAAGAAATTTTAGCATTTTTTAATTTATATATAAACAAACAAGTTGATATAAATAAAATCAAAAAGACAAATAGATTGTTAGGAAATTTACTATCATATATTGGTAATGATTATTCAATGTTTTTTATAATTTATGAAATTTTTAAAAAAATAAACATTAATTTACCAATATGGTCAAATTTAAATTTACAATATTTTCTTTCATTGAATTTTATTCCAGATTATAAACTTAAAATCAAAAATAAAAATTTAACACAGTTACAAACTTTATTTGTAAATGGTAAATTTGATGATTTGTTTATTCCTATAACTGATAATGAAATTGTAATAACTGATAATATTTATACTCTTGACACTGATATGAGATTTATATTAATTTGTAAAAATATAAACGATGAATTATTATCATTTTTAAAGAACTATAAATTTAAAATGTTTTTATGTAGATTTTATTCAGCATTAATTATTATTAAATTACAAGATAATTTTGATTACACGTTTAACGGTATTACACCTGAAATAATAGAAAAAGGACAACATGTAACTATATTTTATTCAAAACTTTCATTAATGTTGAATGATAATGCAGATATCAATTACAATAAATTTATAGAACCTGAATTTTCAAACATAGTTTTTGATAAATTATTTTTAAATAAATTTATTAAACCGAGTAATATTTTAATAAATAACTTTTTAATGATATTAATGTTATCAAATATTTCTCCATTGGTTTACAAATATATAACAGATATAAATTTTTTAAAGTTATTTAGAATTTTAAGAAATTTAGAATCTGGTGAAATTAAAGTTCCAGAAATTATTACAACAAATAATGGAATAAGTACTAAAGATCAATTAACTGTTGATAATCTTAAAGATATACTCAATTTACAATCTATTCAAACAAAAACCGATATAGAAATACGTTCTTCTGTTAAAATTGACACCATATTTATAGATTTTGTACTATTTGTGAATAAAGATACTAAAGATTTTGTAAAAAAATTTATTCAATATAGAGACGATTATAAAACTAACATCGAATTATTTGATACACTAAAAGAATATATAATAGAATTTAAAGAAAGAACAGATCGTTTCAAGAAAATTTATCAAGTAGATTATGATAAAACACATAATATATGTAAAGTAATATTAGATGCATATCCTGAAGATATTCCACTACTACAAAAAATAGATATATTATTGACTAAATTAAGTCCAAATTATTCTAAAGTAATTAATAATACATCAGAATCTATTTTAGATGAATTTTATACTGTAAAAAATCAGTTTGATACATTACATTCACAATTTTTATTGAATAAACTAGATAATAACATGATGAATATATATAACGATCTAAAAGTTAGAATTGAAATTTTATATACTCAAAAATTATTATTAGAAGATCCATTAATCATTAAATATAAAAAACAAAAGATTTTAGTATATAATTTACAACAAAAACTAGATTATTTAAATGTTGATCAATTAGTAGAATATATTGAACATAAAAATAAACTTAACGATTTAAAAGGTAAGATACTAAGTATAGAAAATCCAATAATTGATGAATATAAAATTCAAATAAAAGATAACAATTTACAAAATTTAGAATATTTGAAAGAATTAGAATTATTCATGAATAGAGTTAATAGACAACTTGAGATATTCGATAACGTTTTACAAGTAACTACAAAAAAAACTATAATATCTAACTTTATTTATACAATTGATAAAGCTAAAGCAGACTATTATTCTCATCCATTTTTAATTTTAGAAAACTTTGACAATTTAACTATTGAAATTCTAGATAAAGAATACTTAGCTCAAGGATTTATTTTTACAATTAATGATAGATTTGCTTCTATATTTAGATATAATACAAATTGGTATATTTATGATAATAATTCTTTAAAATTATTAAAAGAATTTAGTTTACCAGAAAATATTGCTTATAGTTTTTATCTTTTAATGAATTAGATTTGCAAAATCAAGGATTTTGCGAGTATATTAGATTTTATTGCCACGACATGTACTCCTTAGCGTCGTAGACGGTACAAATATAAATAGAGCTTTCATAGAATCTTGGATCTATCTTCCATAAACCACTAGCAAAAACTCTTTTTATTATTTTAAGATCGGTTTGTTCAATAGTATATCCATTTATATGAACATTTTCAATATATTTTAAACTTTCACATGTTGTACTCCTAGCGTCGTAGATGGTACAATCACAATTAGGATTACTAGGAGTATCTTCTATTTTATCATTTGTAAAATATACATCACTTGTTAAAACAAAAATAGCCTTACACCATCTACACAAACAACGTTTACTATTGCATCCTATTTTTTTAGCTTCTGTAGTATATTCATAAATTTTTCTTGATGTTAACGACATTGTATAAATTAATATTTATTAACTATTCATTAAAAATTTTTAAATTTTATATAACAATAAAGTTAATAAAGTTTATAATGGATTTTATAAATGCTTCAAAGTTATTACAAGATTATTTTAAATTTAATCCCATTCATAGATGTCAAACTGAAAGTTTTAATTATTTTATAGATCATATAATTCCATATTTATTTGTTAATAGCGAGATTGTATCGAATTCATTTACTTTAAAAATTACAGATGCATGGCTTGAAAATCCTACAATATGTGATATAAATTCAACAGAAGTTGATATAACATATGAAGAATGTATAACTAGACTTCTGACTTTTTCTTCAAAACTTATGATCAAAGGTAAACTTACAATTAACGATATTAACGATATTAATATAGTAGATATAGAAACATTTATTGGAAGAATTCCAGTTATGGTTGGATCTAAACTTTGTCCTAATGCAGATACAAAAGGTTTTTTTGTAATATCAGGTTGTAGAAAAGTTATAAATATGGAAGAAAGAATAGCATATAATACTCCATTTTTATTAACGCATAAAAAGGACCTTAAATTTACTTACTATGTTGAATTTAAAAGTATGGACAGACTTATGAGATCATCTTTTGTTGAAATTGGGATAAAAGCAATTTCTAAAAATATCTTGATATACTGTCCAGAACTTACTTTATCATTGATTCCATTTGGTTTATTTATAAGGCTTTTTTTAACAACTCAAGAGATAATTAATTGTTTCGACTTTATAAAATATGAATTACCAGTATGGCAAGTTCAAGAATTTCTCATAGAAACTTTTACTCCATATTTTCACTTATCAGAATTAGAAATTATCTCAATGATTTCTAACAAATTTCAAATAGATAAAAACATTTTAAAAATCAAACTACGTGAAAAAATGTTAATTCATATGAATATTCAATTTGATCAAAAACTTACATTACGAGAAAAAGGATTATTTTTTATGTTTTTATGTAGAACTTTAATAGCTGGTAGTCTTGGTAAAGTAAAAGAATTTGATAAAGATCATTATGGAGATAAACGTGTATATTCAGTTTGTCATTTTTTAACTGCTCAATTATATCACTCATTTACAAAGTTTAAAATAAGTATATCAAATGTTATAAAGAAAGGTACATTTATTCACATAAATGAAATATGTGATTTGTTATCAAAACAACCTGTGATAACAAATAGTATGAAAATGTGTTTATCAAGCAATAACTGGCATGGTAAAAATCAACAACAATATATGTCTCAAGCATTTGATCCTTATAACAGAAACATGTATAGATCTTTACTTAGAAAGATAGTTACTCCTGTAAACAATAAAACATCAAAAGTTGTTAAACAGAGAGATATGCATCTTACTCAAACTAATATTCTTTGTCCTTATGAAACACCCGATGGTGAAAAAGTAGGTCTTGTAAAATATTTATCTACTGGTGCATATTTAACTATAGATTGTTCGGAAGGATGTACAACAATAGTAAAAAGAATAATTAAAATTCATAAATTAAGTTGTGGTCTAGAATTAACAGAAAATAATACATTAGTATTAGTAAATGGAAGTTGGATAGATTCAATTAGAGAACCGATACTTTTAATTAAATATCTTGAAAATAGTAGATCTTCTGGATTATTACCATTTGAAGCTACATTATTTTACGATAGTGATTTACGAGCTATTTTAATATACTGTGATGCAGGAAGAATTTTATATCCATATCTTACAGTAAACAATCCAAAATCATTAACAATAATGGATGGAATTAGAAGTGGAGAAATAATATTTTCAGATAAATTGGAAGATGAAATGAGAATAATAACCGAAAAAGATATATTCAACAATTGTAATAATTTTAAAGAATTATTCATATTTCTAGGTTTAGGATATAATGGTATTCAAATACCTTTTTCTAATTTTAATCAAGCTCCAAGAAACATTTATCAATGTCAAATGAGTAAACATGCAATGGGGACAATATCTTCAGATATGATTGTTTCTACTCATATTAATTCTTTATGGTATGCTCAAAGTCCTATAGTTATGACTTTACCTCAAACGTTAAAATTTATGTATGAGTTTCCTACTGGAACAAATGCAGTAATGGCTATGATGTGTTTTCATGGTCAAAATCAAGAAGATTCATTAGTATTAAATAAATCATCTGTTGAAAGAGGTTTTATGATTTCTGACAGAATAGGTATTATAACATATGTCTTAGAATCTGCATCTGATATCTATAGACAAAATATATCATATTTGGATTCAGAAGGTATTGTAAAAGTTAAAACAATAGTTAAAAAAGGAGACATAATTATAAGTGTAAGACGAGCTGGAAATGATATTTCAGAAAAGTATACTGGAAATAAACCTGTACAAATAATTAAAGTTATAAAGGTTAAAAATGATAAAGCCGAACAGATTATTCATTTGTATTGGTCCCAAACAAATATTCCACAAATTGGAGATAAATTTGCTTCAAGATTTGGACAAAAAGCAACTGTAGGTATGATATACACTCAAGAAAATTTACCATTTGACGAAAACGGTATTCAACCGGATATAATTCTCAATCCACTTTGTATTCCAAGTAGAATGACTATTGGACATCTGTTAGAAATGGCTTGTGGAATAGATATAGTAAATAAATCAAAAGTAAAATATTGTGAAATATGTGTAAATTATAAAAAATATTTAGTAGATAACGAAAATAATCATAATTGTTTATTAAATGAAACAATTAAAAATTATTTATATCATACTTCATTTTATAATGATTTAATACCGAAACACATTAAAGAATTTAAAAATGTTACCATGTACAGTGGTGAAACTGGAGCTAAATTTCAGGCTTTAATTTATAGAGGATTAATATATGTACAAAGATTAAAACATTTATCAGATGATAAAAAATATGTAAGAACCACAGGTCCAATACAACAGTTAACTAGACAACCTAGAGAAGGAAGAAGTGTAGATGGTGGACATCGATTTGGACTTCAAGAAAGAGATAATATAGTTGCACATGGATGTATGTTTACAATTCGTGATCGTTTATATCTTAGTAGTGATCCATTTCATATTTATGTTTGTAAATCTTGTGGTTTACAATATCATGGAAAAACTAATGATAAATATTCATGTTGTAAAAAATGTCAAAATATGGAATTTGTTAAAATTCGATTACCATATGGTCCTAAAGCATTTTGTCAAGAAATAATGGGATTAAATATTTGTCCATTATTTATTACATAATTTTCTAATATTAAATGGGAAACACAATACCTGCAACTCCAGTTAAATATGGAGGTGCCGTTGAACTTAATATTCCTCCTGGATCTTATTCATCGACTTCTTATCCTGCTGCCTGGTCGGGGGTATGGGTTGCTGAATCTTATAATCAATATACTTGTCCACAAACAATTACACAAGGATATTGCGTTGTACCTAAATCACAAGCTGAAAATGTTTGTAATGCAGATCCAAAATGTTTAGGATTTGTTCAAAATGCATATGGTATAGCTCATGGAAATACAGCTCAATTAACAAGAATGAAAATAGTACCCAATTCTACAGCTAATGGAATATTTTATATGAAACCATGATTTTTTCATACATTTAAAAAGTTACAAAAAAAATAAATATAAAAAATGGTTGATAATAAGAAAATAGTTGTTATAGTTATCGTATTAGTTATTTTATTAATTGGATACATTGGTTATAGTTCTGTAAATGGTTCATCTTCATCAGGAACATTTAACCCCAGTCAAACTTCTACATCATCTACTCCTACTTTACAGCCTTCATCAGTGCCTTCATCGACTCCATTGAACCCAACGCCAGTACCTCAAACAGCTCCGGCTCCACAACCATATGTACCAACCATATCAGGAGTTTGGGCACAAGAATCAAAAGGTCAATATACCTGCCCAACTTCAGTTCAAAGTGGATGGTGTATTGTTCCATTATCTACGGCTCAATCTGTATGTAATTCAGATCCAAAATGTATAGGATATGTACAAGACGCATATTCAATATCTACTAATACTGTACAATTGACTTCTGTTCCACCAGTATCTAACTCAACTGCAAATGGGACATTTTATGCGAAAACTACTTAAGTTTTTAAACCATATGTTATAAAATAATTTTTTTTTGAATATGTAGTTGGATGAAAATATGCAAATAAATTTGATGTAGATATAAATGTTAATAATTCATCAAAGTTTTGAATACTTTCCAATTTATTAATTAAAAGTGTTAAAATATTTCTATAACCGGCTACTGTATGTTGTTCATTTATGACATTGTTATCGATAAAATATGCAAAAATATTATGAAATTCATTTTTATTTAATAAATAAACATCTTCTTGTAAAGCTGTTGGTACATTTGAATCTGAAAAATCAGCATTATTTAATATTGTATCTTTATTTAACTTTATAACAAATTTACTTTCTGGAGTTAATTTATGTATATTGCAATATTTATTAAAATTACTTAGAATATTATACAATTTAGAATTAATATATCTAATATCATTTCCAAAAATATTTTTTGGACCATCAAATGTAATTAATCCAAAATCTGAAATAACTAATTGATATCCAAACCATGGTAAATAAAATTCTTTACCGTTTGGTAGAACATATCTTGTATATTGATTATCATAATTAACTTTACGTATTAAAATATTATAAGCATGTAAATCTCTATGTTGAAATCCTGGAAATACAGTTTTAATCATTAAAATAGTAAATAAAATTTGAAATAAATCATATGCAAGAATATTTATTGAAACTACATTATTTATAAATAATTTATCATAATAATTTCCATATGTTCCTCCTTCACATAATTCAGATAAAAGTAATTTATAAGGAGTATATTTATTGTGACCAATTAGACGTATAGCTTCTGAAAATTCATTTTCTGGTTTTTCACATGTATAATTACATAGAGATATTAAAATATGTGGAGATAAATTATTTTTAATAATTTCATTATATAATTTATCTGCTACAGGAAATATTTCTATATCACCTTTATACAAATGTTTTTGTCTTGAATCTTGTAAAGCATTATGTGCTCTATATTCAGCTAATTTTACAGGTAATAGATCTTCAACTCTTAAAGCTAAAGGTAATATACAATTTTGTGATGCACATACTTTTATAGCATATGCTTGAACCCCAAAACTTAAATATTTTAGCTTAAAAAAAGTTTTCCCCAGATCACATTTTTTTTTACCATCAAGATTATCTAAATCATCAGAAGTGTAACTTTTAATAAAAAGTAATTTATTTATTTTTTCTCTTACGTTTGGTATTTTTATATTAAAGAAGTCAGATTCATTTTTTTTTTCTCTTACGTTTGGTATTTTTATATTATAGGATTCAGATTCCATTTTATAATTTACATTTTTTCAATACCAAGATCACTATTATTTGGTGGGAGCATTATTTGTTCTTTATTTAATTCTATTATAGCTATTTCACATGCATGATTTTCAACCTCATCATGCATACCAACTTCTGAATATTCTATAAAAGGTTTAGCAGTTTTTAAATCCTTTTCTGGACAACTTGGATGATAAATTCTTGTGGTAATTAAATCTTTTGTTGTATCATAATCATCTTTTTTCTCTTTTACGATTTTCTTTTTTGGAGTAATAATATATTGATTAATAGTAGCTTTATATTTATTATATAATTCATTCATTTGTGTTTTGGGAGGTTTTAAATAATTCATATATTTACTAAAATCTACAGTTCTCATTATTCCAGTAACTATAGCATCACAAACTATAAGTCCTGCGGGAAATACTTTCTCCATATTAAATATTCTATAAATTGTATCCATAAATGCTTCAAACATATCTGCTACAGCTTTTTCAGTATGTGAATGATCTTCATATACTATTAATTCAGATTCAAGATCTAATGCTTTACAAAAAATTTCATAATGCATATGTTTAGATTGAAATTTACTCATGTAATTATTTAGAGTACCAACATCCCTACAATTTGGATAAGTTTCGGTAAAAAAATGTGATAAACATAAAGCGAATACTCTGTCTCCTTGAAACTCTAAATAATCATTGTTTTTAATTGCATCCATAGTTTTATCAGTAGCCATTTCAATCAAAAGATCCCTATGAGGATTTAAAACTTTTAAAATATAATCACCATCCATACTGGTATATTTTTTTATAATATTTGTACAAAATAAAACGATATCTGATAAACTTAAAAATTCTCTAATGTCTCTATTCTTCAATGGTAAATTTCCATGAAGTTTTTTAATATCAAGATCTAATTGATATTTTTGAACTGGAACTACTTCTTGAATATTATTTCTTGTTATTTTAAGAACAGGTTCTGTATAAACAAGAGATAAAATAGGATGAATATCATTAATCCAATTTCTAAATTCAACAACATCTTTGAATCTTTTATATTTTTCAAGATAACATTTACAAAATGTTTCTTCTAGAAAACAATCAAAACATTTATCACCTCCTTTAACTCCATCAGTTGTATTAAATTCACACCATTCTCTTAATACGGTATTTACATAAAACATTTGATTTTCATGAATAGATAATTTATAATCTTTCTCTGTATATCCATTACTAGGTCTTTTACATATAAGTCTAGATTCAGCCGATGATTGTCTATTAAATGGTTGAAGAACTATATGACCGTCTAAATATCTAAAAGTAACAACTTTTTTCTTTTCAGTATATGGGATTCTAAATTTCAAACAAAAAGCTTTTGGATTTAATTTCTTCACAACATCAGATTGTAATTCCATATTTCGTTTTACTATTGTTTCCCATTCTTGACCTTTCATTTCTATGTCACCACGAATATCTGAAATAAATAGTATTCTTGATCCATATGATATTGGCGATTCGTATATCTTTTTATCGTCTATAACAAGATTTTTTGGCTTTTCAAAAAAATCAACAGAAATTTTTTCCCTTAAACAAGTAATATTATTATCTTTAGCCTTTATATCCAATTGTCGAGGATCAATTAAAATAAAATGATTTTTAGGAAATAATTCCGCAATACCCTTAATATTATATCCTGGTGCAGAACCTCCATAAATAACCAAGTCTCCTTGCTCTAAGTATTTTGTACAAAAAAATAGAGTACCTCCAAAAAGTTTTCTTTGTCCATTATGAGTACTCGTTCTAGTCGTTTTACAACATTTATTAGAATACGGAATATCAATAGGTATTCTTTTATCGGATGTATAAATATACGGTTCTGTTTCTGGTCCTGAATTTCTAATTTGAATGATAGCGTTTTCTAAACGATCCATTTTATTTAAAACACTTTTGTAAAAGCAAAAGTGTAATAGTTTTTAAAGTTTATAATAATTTTATTACTAAAAATTTACTTTTTTTGCTAGAAAATCATCTATAAGAATAAATATCCTTCTGGGTATTTATTCTTCAAAATCAGCTCTTGAGTTTAATTAAGTTTAAACAGAGCCCTGAATAATATCAGGGCTATAACTCGGTAGAGCTGAAAGATCAGAAAGTCGAGCATGAACCTATATAATGGAGTGTTTCATCATGCCCGAAGGTTAAGAAAGTACTTTGCCGAAATTAGCCCCAATATTTGTATTGGGGCCATGGTATCCAAGTGGTCAAAGGAGATAGACTTAAGATCTATTGCGTAAGCTTCGCGGGTTCGAATCCCGTCCATGGCATTAGCAGTTGCTAAACTGCTTAAGTAAAATAGCCCTGATATTTTATCAGGGCTGTGTTAGCTAAATTGGTGAGAACTAGAGGTTCAAAATTCCTTGCACACAGTTTGACTCAATCCCTCAATATATTGTGTAGCAGATTGATAAGCCCTGATATTTCTATCAGGGCTATGGTGGCCCAGTTGGTTAGGGCATCGAGCTTATAACTCGAAGATCGTGGGTTCAATCCCCACCCATAGCATTCTTTGCTTAAGAATTAAACTTAAGCCCTGATAGAAATATCAGGGCTGTGTTAGTTTAATGGTAAAATTCCGGAAGTTTAAGAAAATCGTCTCACGATTTTTCTCTGGAGATGTGTGGTTCAACTCCCACACGCAGCCCTGATATTTCTATCAGGGCTATGTTAGCTCAATTGGTAGAGCATCTGGCTTTTAACCAGGAGGTTGCGGGTTCAAGTCCCGTACATAGCATTCGCTAAACTTCTTAAAATAGCCCTGATAGAAATATCAGGGCTGTGTTAACTCAATGGATAGAGTATCGGCCTTCTGAGCCGAAGGTTGCGGGTTCGAGTCCCGTACACAGCTAATTTTAATATATTTTAGTCTCAATAGAAATATTGAGACTATATGATGACTGAGTTGTCTAAGATGTTAGTTTCAATAACCAATGGAGAAAATTCTAGTGGGCTTGAATATCACTCGTATCATTTATCACTATTCCAGTTTTTATAACTGAAATTTTCATTGTCTAATTGAGTGTAATAAGTGCTTTAATATTTTCTATATTTTTTTGTTTAGAATCTTTGTGTGAATAAAATTTTATTTTATCTGTTATTTCTAAATTAGTGATTATATGTGTACCTATTTTTTCATTAATTTCTAAATTTGTTGAATCTTTAGTCCAGATACATATTTTATTTTTTTTATTTCTTGAACTACCAACTACACCATTTATATTATCTACTAAATCTACATTATTTGACATCATATCATGACGTATAATAGATGAACAAATTTCAAACCAACAATGATCAAAATTAAATTGATCAAATTCTTTATTACTTGTGTTAATAAAAGAATCATAATTGTCAGATCCTGCTTTGCAGTTGACAACTTCGTTGGATCCTACTCTGCCGTTGACAACTTCGTTGGAACCGGCTTTGCCGCTGACAACTTCGTTGGATATTAAACTTTGAATATCTTTTTCAAAAAATAATAACCAACATCCTCCATTTTTATTTATATCAGAATCCCATTCTGGTGTAATTCCTTTTTTAAAAAATAATAGATCACCACCATTCGGAATAACAATTCTATATTTTTTATGTTTAAAAAAATGTATAAAATCTTCAATACTTGAAATCTCTATAACTTTTTTGATACAATCTTCCCATTTTTTGTGTGGTTCATATTTAGTATACCATAAAACCCATGTTTCTTGAAGTAAATGTTTTATTTTGTCCATTCGATAATTTATAATTTTACTGTTTTACTATTATCATATATAATTTTTTATTTGTAATACTATTTCAATAAATAAAAATCTTTTACCTTTGCATTTTTTGTACTTACATAATATGTTTTACCTCTATCAATTGTACCTATAAATTTTGGTAAACTTAAAGAATTTCTTGGTAATACTAATACAAAAGCTCCTTGTGGAATTTGAACATGAGGTAATCTAACAACTTCATTTAAATGAGAAATAGTTCTAAAATCTTCTTGAATAGTTTCAATGGCAACATCATATAATTCTTTATTTATTCCATCAATTTTAAAATTGATATAATCTTCACTTGTTAAACGTCCTTTTACATCAGTAGGAATCACAAAGTAAAAACCTGATGTTAGAGGTATATCAAGTTGTCTTTTTGGTAAAGTTTTAACTATAGTTGTCATTTTTTATAAGTATTTGTTTACATAAATTTTATTTTAAAAATAAATATTAACAATTTACAATATTGTAAAATGGTAAGCAATAGATCTTTAAGAAATATAAAATGTAAAGAAAGAGTAAAAATACTCAATAATATTTGTGTATGGTGTTATTATGTTCATTACAATAAAAAAAAAACTTGTCCAGAATGTAAAAGTTCTATAAATAAATTCTACTGTTCTGGTGGACAAGTATTCTTCGATTATGATAATACTCAAATGAAATTAAATGGAGTAAGAGAAAACATTATGGTTAATGAATTTATTTATGAAATATTATCCTAAGAAAATTTTTTATTTATAATAATAATATGGATCATATCCTGCATATATTAGTTCACTACAAAATCTATTATATCTAGAATCTAAATCTGCTTTGCTTAAATTATATACATCATTATTACAAAAAACTTGAGCTGTATATCTACATCCTGGAGATATCGTTTGAGTTCCTACACTTCTTGTTCCATAATCACAATGTACAGTTGGTCTATATACAGATTGAAGTGGAATATTATTATATTCAGGATCCCTGCGTTGTAATTCATTAACTAGTACATTTTTAGGTAATTCTTCTGGTCTATACCAATCAAGTCCAACAAAAATATAGTATAATCCTTTGTGATAAGCCATTGTGACTAGTTCATCTTTACATAGCTCATTATAATTTATCATTTTTTTATATATATTTAAAAAATGATAAATTATTTTTTTTAATTTGCCATAGTAATATATATTCTTTTAGATTGTAAACATTTATCATAATTGATAACGAATTCATGCAGGTCTTGATCATATGGAAACATAAATGGAAAATAAAAAACTGATTTTTGTGAATGTTTATTTTCTGGAGGTTTATACGCATTAGATTCATCTGATGTATTTAATGATACTATTAATGAAATCAATGCAAATGAATTAATTTTATATTGAGTCATATTACTATATGTATATACAAATACATAAGGATGTTCACGAATTCTATTAATATGTTGTAGTAGTAAACCTCCAGCTTTTTGTTCAAATAGGTTATCATCTATTTCAGGAATCTCATGAGTAACATTTAAATTAATGGAAGCGTTAAAAGTGTTACTAGCATGCGTATATATTTTCTCAAGTAATATATATATTGCATATTTATAATGTTCACTTAGGGTAGTTTGTTTCAATTTTGACATTAGTTCATTCAATACATAATTTTCATCTTGTGTATTACTAGTTCTAATTTGTGTTGAAATGTTAACTCTTGTTTTCATTGTTGGAAATTGAGGCGGTTGACCTTTAGGCTCAGTTGGATATAATGTTCTATTTAGTTGACTAATATTTGGATCAACCGAAGTACCGCCTACGACGCTAGGAGTACTTTGTATTTGTGGTCTTGGAGGTATTGGTGGTGGTTGTATACCTTCAGGTCTAGTTTCAGAATTTCTTCTGGAAACAACAGGAGTATTATATGTAGTTCCTTCATTTGATACTTTATTGGGAACTATTGGACCTGGTGTTACATTTGGTTTTACTTCTGCACCTACTGATCCGTTGACAGCAAAGCTGGATCCACTTGGACCATTAAAAGGGCTAGTAAACAAACTAGGAAACATATATGGATCAGTTTCAAGTAGTTTTTGACAAAATTTATTATATTGTTCTACTAATGTATTTTTATCTAGAGCTGCTATCCCAGATGTACAGAAACTTCTACCTATATCTTTACATTGTGCTTTTGACATTGCACGACTATAACCCCTCATACTTTTTGAAAGTCTAGGAAGAGTGTTACAATATTCAGTAGGTCTATTAATTGGTTCTGGTGGAATACCTGCATAATTTGGATCAGTCTCTTCTAATGCAGCTACCAATTCATTCTTTTTCATATAATAATAATCTGGAATACCCCTATAGGCTGCTTCCTTTCTCAATTCTGATATACAATATTCGTTATAAGTCGATCTCATCATTTTATTATAAAGTAATTTCAATATAAAAATTAAAAACAATGTAATGTAATGAGGTTTATAACTCATATCATTACTTAAGTGAAATTTTGAACTTCAAATATAATCATGTCAAATTTACAACTTAAAAAATCTGAATCATTTGAAACATTACAAGATACTTCAAAAATAACATATTTAATGACTGAAGTATTGAATGATTCAACAAAATCTAATATCGAAGAATTTTCCGAAAATATTTTCGATTTAAATTTATTTATCGAAAATATTTGTATAAAACATGAATTGAAAAATATAGATAAAAAAATTATAAAAGAAAAATTACAAGAAATTAATTATGATGTAAATAAAATACATTATTTTTGTAATTCTCTTGTTGACTTATCTGATATATGTTTTGAATATAATAAACTTGCAGTAATTATACTCGTTAAAATATTACATAAATTTGTACCATCGTTTCATAAAATGTGTGATATTTTAACAAAAGAAGAAGTTATGAAGTTAGAATTTAATAAACTTATTCAAAGTAGAGATTATATATACAACAAAAAAAGAGACTACAATTTTGATTATTTTGGACTTATGACTTTACTTGGAAAAACTTATTTGAATCACTTGATTAAATATGAAGTTCCAGTAAATAATTTTAATATAACAAATAATATATTTAATAGTTGTATTGAAACTCCCCAATATTTATTTCTTCGTACTGCTATTCAAATATGGAAAAATAATGAGGATAAAATCAACTTGACATATGAATTACTTTCAAACAAGTATATTATGCATGCAAGTCCAACTTTATTCAATTCATGTGCTAGAAAAAATCAGCTATCTTCTTGTTTTCTTATCGATTTGATTGAAGATTCAATGCATGGAATATATATGACCGATTATTTAATAGCAATGGTGTCTCAAAGTGGTGGAGGTATAGGATTAAATCTATCATGTCTTAGAAGTTCTTATAGTCCAATAAAATCTTCACAAAATCTTTGTAAAGGTATAAAACAATGGTTAAAAACATATCAGAGAACTATTAAAAATGTAGATCAAAGTGGAAGAAGAGATGGAGCCATGGCAATATATTTTGAACCTTGGCATCCAGAAATTGAAGAAATACTTGAAATGAAAAAGAGTTCAAAGATAAAAACTTTTAAACTGTTTTATGCATTGATGATATCAGATTTGTTCATGAAACGAGTTATAAATAATGAAGTTTGGAGTCTATTTGATACTGAATGTGCATATGTATTAAATACAACATATGGTTCAGAATTTGAAGAAAAATATATACAATTTGAAAAAGAAGCTAAATATGTAAAACAAATTAATGCAGCAGATTTATTCGATAAAATATTATATACACAAATTAATAATGGAGATCCATATATATTTTATAAAGATACTATTAATTATTTATCTTCACAAAAGAATATTGGTATAATAAAGCAATCAAATCTATGTGCAGAAATTATGGAAGTGTCTAACAAAAATGAAATAGGAGTATGTAATTTAGCATCTGTAAATCTTTCAGAATGTATAAGTGATGAAATCTTATCACAATATGAATATGAATCTGAGGATGAAAATGTATTGTTTGATTTTGAAATGTTATGTTATCTTGTAAAAAATTTAGTACGTAATTTAAATAAAGTTATCGATAATACTTATTACTCGGTTAATGAAGCTAAGAAAAATCTAAATCATAGACCTATTGGTATTGGAATACAAGGATTGGCTAATGTTTTCTTTAAAATGATGATTCCTTATGATTCAGATAAAGCAAGAGAATTAAATATTAAAATTATTGAAACAATTTACTATAGTGCTCTTGAAGAAAGTAATAAAATAGCTAAAGAAGATACAAATGTTGTATATCGTAACATTTTACCTTATATTCCTGTTAATTATAGAAGTACATTTCAAACTGGAGCTTATAGTACATTTAGTGGTTCTCCCTTATCGAATGGTCAATTTCATTTTGATTTATATTCCGAGATTAAAGAAAAACTTCCGGGATATAAAAAACCACAATATACTTTAGATTATATTAAAAATAAAAGTACCAAAGATTGGGAAAAATTAAGAAAAAATATCCAAATTTATGGAGTTAAAAATAGTTTGTTCGTAGCATTAATGCCTACAGCAAGTACAGCTCAAATTACTGGTTCTTATGAATCTTTTGAACCTATGTATACAAATATGCACGTCAGAAAAACACAAACAGGAATGTATAAAGTTCCAAATTTGTACCTTCAAAAACTATTAACAAAAAGAAATAAATGGGATAAAAAACTTATTAATAGTATTTATGAAAATAATGGATCTGTACAACATTTAACATGTCTAACTGAATATGAAAAAAAAGTATTTAAAACTGTATGGGAAATAGATCCTGAAAAATATATACAATTAAGTACAGATAGAGTACCATTTGTCGATCAAAGTGAGAGTATGTCTATATTTTTAAATAAACCAACTAAAAAACAACTTGGTAAATTACATTTCAAAACATGGTTTAATATGCATAAAACTGGTATGTACTATTTACGAATGAATGTTTCTGCTAATAAAGTTGAAGAAACTAACAGTTGCCAAATGTGTACATCTTAATTACATTTTTGTAAATATATTTTATAATAATTTATAATATTTTATAATATTTTATAATATTTTATAATATTTTATAATAATTTATAATTTATAATATTTTATAATATTTTATAATAATTTATAATTTATAATATTTTATAATAATTTATAATTTATAATATTTTATAATAATTTATAATTTATAATATTTTATAATATTTTATAATAATTTATAATTTATAATATTTTATATTTTATAATTTATAATTTATAATATTTTATAATTTATATTTT